ATGAATATTGGAGAACCCCGCCGCGACGAACCCGCATACGACTTCCCCATCCTCGCGGAAGAAACCGAAGACGCGCTCGACGAACTCCACGCACGCGCACGCACAGACTACGAAACGTGGAAGCGAGAGTTTCTGAAATGGCTCTACTACGAAGGCCGAAATCCCGCCCGACAGCGCGGCTACTCCGATCACACCATCCGCGCCACCACATACAAAGTCGACCAGATAATGCGGTGGCTGTGGAACCAACGGGGTTACACGACTGAACTAACTCCCGACGACGCCGACGATCTAATGCAACAGCTCGGGCGGTACTCAGACTACGGCGACGCGAACCTCAACACGTTCGTCAAAGTAATCAAGCGCATCTTCAAGTTCTACAACCACGAGCGCGGGAAGAACATCGAGTGGGATTGTGACATAGAGCTCAACGAGCCCAACGTCACCAACCGCGACTACTTCTACAAAGAGGAGTTCCGCCCGCTCTACGAAGCCTCACTCGGCTACGGGACAGTCAGGCACTACAACGCCTGTACCCCGGCGGAACGCGACGCCATCAAAGCCCACCTCGCTCAACGGTTCGAGAAACCCAAAGACGAGATCGCGCCCGACGACTTCCAGAAAGCAAACACGTTCAAAATTCCCTCGCTCGTCTCCGTCACCCTCGACTGCGGGCTCAGGCCCATCGAGGTCGAACGCGCCAAGACAGGGTGGATCAACTTCAACGACCGCACCCTCGATATTCCCAAAGAGGAATCCAGTAAGAACGAGGACAACTGGAAGTGCGTACTCTCCGATAAGAGCATCCGCGCACTCGACACCTGGATTGAAGAACGCGAGCTGTACGACCGCTACAACGGGACGGACGCCCTCTGGCTGAATAAGCGGGGCAATCCGTACAACTCGAACTCGCTGAACACCATCCTCTCCCGAATTAAGGCGGAAGCGGGCATCGAGCCGGCGGGCCGCGACCTAACGTGGTACTCAATCCGCCACGGCGTCGCTACCGTGTGGGTCGACGAGGAGAACCTACACGACGCTCGTGAACAGCTCCGACACAAGAAGATCGAGACCACACTTGGCTACGCTCACTCTAATCACCGCAACCGACACGACGTGATTAACAGTAAGTGGTAGTTACACTCCACCTCGGAAACGGTGGATACGGTTCCACTAATCCTTCAACATAGATGGATTACTGGATATTGGCCTCTGCAAACGCCTCGGCTTCCCCGAAATCATCGAAGAAATGGGTGTGTTCATCATTCTCGTCCGTTGGGTGCTGGACAGCCCACTCTTTGTCTGTTACTTCTTCCATCCCTGTTCCCTCAACACGATATACGATCACTTCCTCTCCAGTTTCAGTATCCCTCCAGCCGCTCTTTGCATTCGTGTATTCGGCTCCTGCAAGCACCTCGTTCGATAGTTGCTTCCAACTGCTCATATTTGTGGATTATCTCGGGCGAACATAATACCACATCGTTGTCCTTGAGAATTATCGTGTGACACCTCGGACTACTCCTTAACGAGACTACACCGGAAGGAGAATACATCCCGGCGGGAGCTTCCGCCGTGATCTCCTAAGCAGTAGTCTCCTTATATATACTACCAGTAGACTGCTACATAGCGCACGCGAGGCTACCGGAAATTGTCGGATCTCAGCCCCTCTCCGAGAAGATCGTCGAGGGAGGGACCACGGTACACAATTTCGGCGGAAGCGGGCGAGCCACGAGACTGTTCTTCCGACGCTTCAGATTCACTCTCTGTGGGGTCCGTATCCTCAACCAGTCGAGAAGCGCGTTCAAAACCGAGAACGGCCTCAGCCTTCTGGTGGATACGCTTCGCGGCGCTCTCGTCGGGGTAGCGAAATCGGTCGTCCTCAATGGCTTTCGAGGTGAGTTCCATAATGACAATCAGTTCCCGCGTCCCGAGCTCAACGGTGTGCATCGGCATTACCTGAGAGGACGCTGATTCAGTATTTAAGCACGCCGCTGATTCTATTTTCTGAAAAAGCTGAGTTAGCTGCTTAGCGTGCGTGCTTACACACTCGAACTCAGATCAGTCATCAAGTTCCACCCGACTCACAGCCTCATTTGGAAGTTGGCTTTGATCCTCATCTCTCAGCGACCGACCATACTCCGTGTCAAGTTGCTTCACGTACTCAATCTCCTCTTCGTTCAAACCGAACATCGGGCCGAATAATTCATCCACTTGATCCACTATCGGCTTCAACTCGGCTACGCCTTGGATCTCTCCGCTGACGTTGATCTCCGGATGGAAACGCTCCTCGATACCTGTCCAAAGCTTGTTTGTTAGATCCTCAATCTTCTCCTCGTTCTCCTGAAGATCCCCCATATCCGGGAACGGGAACGATCTTACAAGCTTCCAAGAAACGTGTTGCTGATCACCGTAAGTCATCCAGTGATTATAGAACAGGGATGACTGCATCAACAAGAATGTCGCATACCGCTCCAGCTCAGAACTGAAATGCATCGGCTTGGTCTCCCTCGACCTGTCTTCCTCACTCCAAAGACTCTCCAACAAGGGGTTAATCCAGTACCGAGCACCTTCCTTCCTCCAAACCTTGTGCTCCGTCTTTTGATCCACCTCCTTATCACGGATCGTGGTATCAGAGGCTTCGGATAGTTTCTCTAAGATGGTTCGTGCAGTCTCCGTTCCTACTTTCGGCATGGACTTATCGCTGCTTTCACCGATAGAACCGCCGCCGATTGTCTCACCGAGAACAAGGTCATCAATTCGGCAATAATCGATGTTTTCCAGTCTCTGTTTCCGATCCTCATCACTGAACAAGATAAACCGGCTAGTCCGAATATCATCATCTGGCTCTTTAGCTTTCTGACCTGTGATAACCGCTGCAAGAGCCTCTGAGCCAGCAAAGATGTACGAAGGCCGCCAGCCGAAGCACGCTATCTGCGTATCTGTCAACTTTTTATTCAAGATATCGCGGCTGACGTACGCCTTGCTATCGTAAATAAGTCGAAGCGTGATCACGTTCCCAAAGACACCGCCATCACCGAGTAACTGCAACTGTCGTTCCAAGAATTGAGCGGCTATATCCCGGATATCTCCAGTCCGATAACCGGCAGTGAAACGTCGTTCCAGTCCGGTGACAAGATCTCCGTACGGCGGGTTGCCGACAACGATATCAAAGTCAACCGAGTACTCCGTACCTTCCTTAACGACTACTTCAGGGAACTCCACAATCCAGTGGAAAGCTTCGTGCGAAAGCTCGCCGTACTCTTCCAACTCCTGCAGATCATATCTTGTCGGCCGACGCTCTAACTCCAGTTTGAACCCTTCTTCAATCAGAGACCGTAACTCATCCATTTTCCCACGGAGATCCTCTCCATCCAACCTCCCGCTTTTCTTGTACGCTGTGAAACCAATTCCCTCCAATTTTTCACTGTCTCGTTCTGAAAGATTTGCACCGTCCTTACGTCGAGCTCGGGCAGCGTCTATAACCGGATAAAGCGACTCTAAATCCTCTGTCAAACCATCAAATTTTTCGACAGTTTTCACTTCATCCTCGAAGTAGTGATTAAGATTCTCAGCGTAGAAGTGGCGAATTTCTGGTCTGAGATCGTCAATTCGCATATCTAATTCCCGTCGGTTGATCTTCCCCTCTCTGTACTGGTCGCGCACATCCTGAATTCCGCTTAGGTCAACGTCGAAAGCCTGTAGCATCGACTGGCCGCTGCTGATCGCCGGAAGACCGACCAGAGAGTTCCCTGGTACGATGTTAACATCGATATTCGGTAATCGGCCGAACTCCTCGCTCCAACCTTCCTCCACCATTTTAAGCCAGACACGGAGCTTTGCAATTTCAATTGCTATAGGATTCACATCCACCCCGTAGATCGTGTTCAAAACCAAATCTTTTTTCGCTGAATACACGTCTTTTTTGTCTAAGTCGCCGCCTTTCATACCTCTCAGCAGCGACATCCTGACCCGGTGAATTTCGTCCAAAACAGCGGTGAGGAAGTGACCTGATCCGCAGGCAGGATCAACGATTTTCAGCTCACCCAGGCGGTCGTACGCCTCTTCAAGTGCGTCAGGATCGGTGAAGTATCCTTGACGTTGTTCAATTTCTCGAAGCATCTCCCCAAGATCATAGTCTCCGACAAGCTCCTGAGCCTGCTCCTCATCCATATTTGAGGCTTCAGCAACACGGCTGCTGTACGTGTCGACAAGAATTTCGTAGATTTTTGGATCGACTGACTGCTCGGTAATCAACCGTATTACGTCGCTCGGGGTGTAGTATGCACCCTCTTTTTTCTGTGATTGACCGCCGCTGATATGGTTGATCGTCATCTCGAAAACGTTGCCGAGGACAGCCGGATCTAACGTGTGGTTCCCATTATCCTCGCTTAGCTCGTGGCCCTCCACGAGATCTTGAACGACAGTTTCCAGCATCCGGTCGTCAACATCGTATCCTCGTTCCTGTTCTTCAGGTGCGAACAGGCTTCCGTTCAGGTAGGGTACTTCGTCGAACCAGTCCCCGCGATGCTTGGATATTCTGTCGTTTTCCTTAGTGTTGAACAGACTGAAGAACAACGGTTCCAGCTGCGATTTGTATAGACCACCGCCGAACCGATCTACCTGATTTTGAGCGTCTTGGAAGTTGTTTACACGTTCATTGAGGAAGCTCTCAGGGATAACATCGCCTTCTAAGAACTTGACAAAGAGCAGTCTGTTCACCAGTTTGATAGCGAATTTTCTTTTGTCTGTTTCAGTTGCATCTTCAGGAGCCTGAATGTCTGCGAGAAGAGTTGTGTCATAACTGTAGCTTCCGGACCCCTCACCAAACAAGAGTTCCACGTAGAGATCGTAGAATTCCTCAATTCCGGCCTTCTTTTTCGACCGGATGATCCTCGGTGCTTCCTGTGTGAGAAGTGTGTTAAAATCTTCTCGATTGAAAGTTTCGTAGAACAGCTCGGCTTTTGCTTGTACGTCAACCTCGGAAATACCGGATTGAGTTATGTAGTTTTTCTTATTGGCGATTTGAATGAGTTCTTGACGGAAACTGATCGGTGTTGGATCAACAGCTGTGTAGTCTAGGTAGTCGCCGCCGAGTTCGATCCGGAGTACGGTCCAAGTAACGCCATCTGTGGCTATACCGTACTCTGAGCCCTGTGAAGCCGCCCGATTGTTCAGGTACTGTTCGATATCGTCTTCTGCTTCTTCCGATCCGTTTATCGATTTGTCCTCACCGATTACCTTTACGTCGAGATTGGTTATGCCGAAGTCTGGATAGCCTTCTCCGCCGCCGTGGATCTCTGGCTCCCATTCTAGACCTACTGCGTCGATAAGTGGACGGATCAAGTGGTGCCGAAGCCATGGTTCCGGCTGACTTCCGAGCTCTGCTGTAACCGGCCTGTAATCACCTCTCAGAGTTCGTTCTAGTTTCTGAGGATCAAGTTTGCCGTGGAGATCATCAACGAAATCTTCTAGGATAGAACATATTTCACCTGAAGCCGACATGGATATCTCACTTATTCACTGGCCGGAACTTAACGGCTTCCTCTGAACGAACCATCTCTAATTGACTATTGCTAGTCAGTGATTTCGATGTCTGAAATTCTCGCCCACGTAATCAAGGTAGTCCGGGTGGAGGTAGCCCGGAACCTCCTCACCGGGGCCGAGGCAATACTTCTCGCGGAGCTCTGGCTTTCGGCAATCGAGGCGACGGTTCCGCGGTTTCACCCGCGACAGCTGCCGATCTCGATTCAGCTCCCGGCGAAGATTGCGGTAGGTGCGTTCGAGGGAACCGTAGTACCCGGCGTCGTACTCCCGCCAGCCTTCCGCCGTCCACACGCTCCCGAAGCCCGCCGCCCGGAGCGGAGACGCAGTATCCACGCTTTCAACGGGGACGCCGTACTTCAGCACCTCAATGTGCCTGTTCGGGGAGCCACCAAGCAGGTGTACCCCCCGGCAGTCTCGGTAGTCGATTAGAGGCCACGGGGGGTCTCCGAAGCGGGGCTGACACGGGAATCCCACCCTGAATCGTGGCGGAACGGCCCGCGGCTCTATGGCCTTCGGAACGACGACGACGGTCTCGGCGTACTCGGCCAGCTCGTCAGCGAGGGCAAATACTTCCTCGGCATCGAGGGTGCCGTCAACGTCGGGCGCGACCGCAATCCGGGGTTCCTCGTCGGCTACTCGGTGAAGGTGCCCTCGCCACACAGCCTCGAAGTCGTGGTCCTCCAGTTTCGTGAACGGCCAGTCTACGAACGCCACCGGGATGAAGTCGGGGGGCCGCTTCGCCATAGACTCTATCCCGACATACCCGCCGACGCGGTAGGCCGTCTCAGCGGCCTTCGCGGAGCCGTTCGCCGTCATAATCACCAGCCGCTCCGGGCCGCTCGGAGTCGGTGTTCGCTGTACCTGTCGCTGATCGAATAGGGTGGTCTGCCTCGTAGCCATAGGGTTCAGGTTAGTCGTTTTCCGCTCGCTTCAGCGCCATCCGAGCGTACCGCACCGCGTACCGGAAGTCGGTGTTAATCTTCTCGCCCCGCCGATACCACGGAGCGTCAACGGCGACAAGAGACCCGCACCGACTACACCCCGTCCCATCGTTGGCCGCCACGCGAAACTCTCGCGGTGGAGCCCAACAAAACGGGCAGGAGTACCGCCGCTCTGGATAGAGGGGGAAGGCGGCGACTGCACGGGCGTTCAGCTCCCGCTCGGCTTCAGCGGCCTCCGACTTCCGCCCCAAGTCTGCAAACGTGATCTGCTTCGAGGCCATTACTCTTTCTCCACGTCAACCGACCACCCCGCCTGCCGGAGAGTCGCCGCGTGCCGTTCCGCCTCGTTCCTGGTGGGAAACTCAGCGACGGTGCTTCCCGATCCTTTCCGTACAACGCAGTACGTCATAGGAAGCTCCCGAGGCCAGTCTGATACTGATTCAGAATCGCGGTTTCAATGTCGACGCCGACGGCTTCCACGATGGGGCCAATCGGCTTCTCAATGAGCGTTTCGACCATCCGTTTGGTATCAATGCGGAGGCCGTCGGGCAGAACCTCGGGGTCGTCGAAGCAAAGCACCTCTATCGACTCGTCCAGCTCAGCGAAGTACGTCGGCTGGAGGTAGACACGCTTCGGCTTCGAGTTCTCCCCGAAGTTCGTTCCGAGGAGCCGATTCGAGTTAATGGCTCCAGCAACCTGCGCGGTCGGTCGCTCGTAGGCCGCCAGCGGCTTCTTAATGCCCTGCGGGATACCAATAGCGTTCCAGTCGGGAGTCCCCGTACTCAACGCCTGCGCCGCCTTGTAGATCATCGTACTCAGCGTCGCCGTGTCTCCATCGCGGAGAATCGACTCGACGACCGCCGTCTGAAGCTCGCTCGTGAACGGAGCTACGTCGGAGCGGTTCGTGTGAAGGCCGACCTTCTTGATTTCGTCCGTCTCTTTGCCGTTCTTCCACGTTACGTGTAGGGCGTACCGTTTTTTCTTGCCGTACTGGAAGAACCGAGGAGAGTAGGACTCAACCTCAATACGCCAGCGGCAATCGCGGGTTCCCATATTGTATTCGACCGAGAACTCAGCGTATGCCGTCTCGTTGAGAGCGTCAGCCACGCGGTTCGCCTCGTCCAGCGCCTCGACACAATTATTTGCGCCAGAGAACGCTACGTAATTTGAGTCCGTATCTCCATAGATCACGCGACCCGCGGTGTTCGCCTCGACGTAGCGGGACGTGAACTTGATAACTTCCTGTCCCATCGTTGTGACGGCCTCCGCGGTCGCCTCGTCGTAGAGGAAGAAGTATTCCCACCCCATAGTGCCGTACAGACTGTTAACTATCGTTTTCCTTACATCATATTCTTCGCTGAAACGAAGGTACTCAGCGGTGTTTGGCGTGAGCGAGTTACGCTTTTCCTTCGCCTCCGCTTTGAGCGACAGCGCCTCGTCGACGAGTTCGGTCATTACACCGAGCCGATCAAGGCGGAAGGCGGCTCCGTTCGGGGCGTGCGTGAACGGGCCTTTGAACGTTTCCGGGTCAACGCGGCACTCCGGGCTCGCGTTCAGCATCCACATCGTGTTGGGATACAGCGATTCCAGGTCCATCCCGACGACGTGCTCAGCGACGCCGTAGTACGGATCGTGGACGTGGCCGCCCTCGTACTGTTTCTCCTTCTTTTCGTAGACGGTGGTCGGGCCGATCAGCCCCTTCTCGTGGAGCTTCCGCCGGACCATCATCTCGATGAAGTCGTTGTTATTCTCCGCATCACCGAAGTCAGCGCCGACTGCGTTCGCCAGCGCCGCCCGGAACGCGATAATTCCGAGCTTATCGTTGAGAGCGACGACGAGCCGAACGTCGTGGAAGTTGTAACGCAGGAGCTTATCGACGTTTGACTCCCACATCTCGTAGATGCCCTCGCCGGAGTGGTCGAGCTTCCGCTCTCTGAGTTCTTCCGCCGCGACCGCGTTGAGGGAGTACGACGGGAGCTCGCCACGCTTCGTCGATTTATAGGCGTCAAGCATATCGTAGATCACGCGGCCCGCGATGTGCGGGCGACCCGTCTTCGACATACCTGCCCACCCATCGCGAGCGAGTCGGGAGGCGTCGACGCTGAGTTTCTTCATCCGTTCGAGGATGTATGGTGCGTCGAAACCGATGTTCCACGCCGTCAGCACGTCGGGATTTACACCGGAAACGTACTGTGCGAAGCCCGCCAGCATCTCTACCTCTGTCTCGTAGTAGTCGAGCGCGTCCAGGCCCTCGGGGAGACCATCAGGAAGTGCCTCACCGACCGGGCGACCATTGAGCCACACGAAGCCGCGGTATTCACCGGACTGACTATCGTGGCTGACGAGGCTGAGAACCGGGCGCTCCCCCGGCTTCGGGAAACTCCCTCGGTCGTCGGTCTCAATGTCGAACGTCAGCACGGAGAAGTCCGTGGTAAAGTCGACAGGTTCTACGGCGGAAGCGGCGATCTCGGTTGCTCCGTCGGGAACGCGAATCCCCGTGTAAAGCTCTAAGTCAATCAGGGCGCGGTTCTCGTACCACACGTCAGTCTCGAAGTTGGCCGAGAACAGCTCGCGGAGCTCGCGGGTCGCGTTCGTCGTCGTCACCTCAATTCGGCTCACGTCGTCGCCAAACAGCGAGGTGTACCCGTGTTCAATGGAGACGACGTGCTCGCGGCGCTCGAAGTCCACGAGGCCGTTCAGCTCCGAAGTCAGCACGTAGAAGTATGGATTGAATCCCGTCACCTCTACCGTGTGAGCGTTCATCTCGGCGTCGCGTCCGTGAATACGAAGCCGGGTCTCGTTTCTGTCCGTTACTCGTTCTGTGTTCGTGATATACAGGTCTGTCATTGGTCTTTGTCTTGGTCTTGGGTTCAGGATTGAGGAAATCGCATAGCCGCCGCTGGTTGGTCAGAGCCAACGGGCAGAAATGGGGAGAATTAGAGGTGGGGGGAGCCGCCGTCGGTTCGGAGCTCGTCGAGAACTCCGTCTCTGTTCATCTCTTTACGTACATCTTCACTCAGCAAGATAGCGTCAGAAGCAGACAGCCATCCGTCTATCTGCACGTTATTGAGCTTCGTGATAAGGTATCGCTTATCAGGCGTCTGTTTGTATTTCGCCAGAAGCGCGGTGGCTCTCGGAACGATCTCAGAGTACGGGAGCTGGTAGTAGTCTACCAGCCACCGATCACCCCCCTCATCATCGTATGCTTCGACAGCGACAACGCAACTCATCTGGCTGTTCGGGGGCCGATGGACAGAGACGGACAGCGGAGGGGTAAACGTCCAGTTCCCGTCCTCTTTGTGAACCCGCTCCAGAACCATCTCGGGCTCCGGGGCCTGTTCTATCAGGGATTCCGATAACCCCTCGCACAGCGGAGACAGGGGGAGCAATCCTTGCGGCTTTCCGTCAAACTCGGTGGCGGCGTTCAGTTCTTCAACTGAGAAGCACGCCCGAGGATACGGTAATTGTGGGCTATTCATTTGGCACCGCATCTCCCTATGATAATGTTGGCTATATGGCTTGTGCCACCATAATGAAAGTGAAACTGAACGTGTCAGTACCACTCTATCACATTATTCTACGTTGAGAGATTTAGGAACCGCTCTCCAGCGGCTCTTTGCTATCAGAGTAGAAAGTTGGGCCAGGGCCATTCTTAGTCGCCCATTTGCACGGGCAGATGTGATAGAAAGATGACTTTTGATCTTCTTCCGGCCCCCACGCACAGAGTGGGCCGGGACTAATCGGGTAGTTGTCAACGTCGGTGCCAGCGTCTTCGAGCTCCTGGCACAGACGCTCAACTTTCTCGCGGCGCTTCTGCGTGGATTCAGCCGTGATGAAATCATCGTTCATCGGGTAGTATCCGCCGACTGCCGCCACGTTGTATTCGTCCTCAAAGAGCAGGGCGTAGTATTCCAGCTCAAGGAAGATGCCGTCGTTGCGGTATTTCTTCGGCGGGGTCTTGCCCGTCTTGAAGTCAATGACGACGACGCCCGCCGTATCAGGGCGGAAGTCGGGGAGAGACGCGGCCTCCACGATCACGTCAGCGAAGCCCATCCGGGGGATTAGCTGATTCCAGTCCCACACCTCGGCCTCGATGCCGACCGCGGGGAACAGCGAAACGTCACCGATCTCGCGGCACCGCTGAAGCCGGCGGGCCTCGAACAGCAGGAAGTTCGTGATGAACGGCTCCGTGTAGTCCATCCACCGGGTGTAATCCAACGGAAGGTAGATCGTGAGATCGTCGGACACGTCGCCGGTCTCCTCGAACGCCTCTCGGACGTTGTAGTAGTAGTCCTCGAAGACGGAGTGGATGTTCGAGCCACGACGCATATAGAAGTTCGTCGGCTCGCGGAGCCCTCGGATATACTTAAGATAGAAGTGGTATGGATTTTTCGCGTACTCCATCAGCCGCGACTTGCTGATGTAGGGCATATGCGTGTCGCGTTCCTCCTGAATCTCTCGGGCGATCTCGAAGTTGGGGGAGTCAATGGCCGGCATCAGCGAAGCTCCTGCGGGTACTCAACGTCGACTCCGAGCGCCGTCACCGCCAGATCAAATTGATGGGCGGCGTTCTCGAAGTGAGTTCTTGCGGTCTCGTTCGACGTGAGCGCCGCGAGGTAGATCAACAGGTTGTACGTCTCTTGGGAAGTAATTGGTCTCATTGTCTTAGGGCTCGGGGGAGCTGTATTACTGCGGAACGCGCCGCCGGGGAGCGGGCCGTCCGGTCGACTCGTAGGGCTTGCAGAACTCGGCTTCAAGCCACTCTTTCGTCGTCTCGTAGACTGCCGTCTGACAGGCCACGGGGCTTCCGCACGTCGCCCGGTAGATGTTCGTTCCGGGGTAGTTCCGAATCTTCAGGCGTTCACCGCACGATCCACAGCGGGCGTCGGTCTCAATGTCTTCTTCGGTGGTCATAGGGTTCAGGATTTTTTACTGGAAACGATCAGCGTCGTTTGCTTGCCGTTCGAGGGCGCGGAGATGGTCAGTCACGTCGCGCACCTGCGTTGTCCCGTCGTTGCCGGTCTCAAACTCCAGCACGACGTACCCGCCGGCAACCGCGTGGGCCAGCGCCTCGCTCAGCACCTCCTCGGGTGTGAACTTCATCGGCGCTCAGCTCCGGGCGCGGTAACAGCTCGAACAGAACCGACCGCGGAAGCCCGCGCCGACACGGACTTTCGTTCCGCACTCGGCACACGGGCGACTCGGCTTTTGCTTTCGGAGCTGTCGCCACGAGGTGCGGTGGTTCATCGGGCCGCCTCCTCGGTGTTGTCGGGAGTATCAGCAAGTGCCAGATACAACTCTTTGTTTTCTTCCACGTCTCGTTCCATCCACTCTTGGGCGCTCAGTTCGTCGTCGCCGTCGTCGGTATCCTCGTAGTTCTCGCGGTAGCCCTCAGCCAGCCGCTCAACAGGGGTGGCCTTCTCAGCCATATCAGCGTGGTTCTCCGCGGCCATTGCCGCGTACACCATTTCGTCCTCAGCGGAGTCACCGACCGCCTCGAAGTTCATTTCGTCAGCGAAGAACGTCCCGAAGAACTCTCGGGAGAACTTGTCGAGCCGACGGGTAAACAGCCCGAAGGCGATCACCTTCTCCGTGCTGTCGAGAACGATGGGCTCGCCGTGGGCCATAATTTCGAGGATCGAGCCGATGCTTTTCCAGCTCGATCCATAGTCTCGCGTTTTCTTCTCGAACGTGTCAGCGCCGGTTCGCAGAATCGTAGCGGCTTCGCGGCTGTTTTCGGTCTGGTCGTTGTCGGGGGTCGTGATTTCAGTCATTGTAGGGTTCAGATTTCAGTTACTCGAACAGGTCGTCCATTGAGGCGATGGTGGTAGGTCGCTCGTTGCGAATCCTGTCGATCTCCACGATGTTCAGCGCGGTCCAATCACAGCCGGGGCAATCGGCTATATCGTAGAACTGCTGAATCACCGGGGGCTGTACGAACGTCACCCCACAATTCGCACAGTAGAACCGATCTCGGGTATCGCAGAGATCGTCGTCGCCGTCGTGGTCAGTTGGATTCTGGCTCATCTCGGACTCTAATTATATCGCCAATGCGCTCGTATTCGAGACCGTCAGCCGTCGTGAATTTGATCGTCCCCGAAGGCATCCGCATAGCGTCAATGACGTTCTCGAATCGTTCGACTTCTCGGCCCTCCGGCTCGTCGTATGGATAGAGCCAGAGGGTGAACGGCGTGGCCTGCTCAGTCATCGGCGGGAACCTCGGGAGCTTCCGCCGGAATTTCACCCGTATTCGATGGGGGCCACGGTTGCCGAGCGAGAATCCCCGACACATCGGCCTGCCAACCGTCAGCGTTGACGTTGACCGCCTTATCGTCGAGGTACACGTCGGAGCCACCTTTGCCCATCATCAGGCCGTGGAACCGAACGTCCCACTCAGTCAGTCGGGCGGCGACAATGTGTGCCTCAGTCCACGGGCGAGCCGTCCACACCAGGAGGGTGTGACCCTCGTAGTATCGGTCCCGCATCCACTCAATGACTTCGGGATTTGGCCTCTCGTCGCCGTATTCGTATTCGTTTTCTGTCACCGTAATCGTGTGGTCGAAGTCGACGCTGATCGTTTTCTTCGACGCATAGGGTTCACTCGTCATTGTGGGTAGGATTCACGCTGATCTACGGCGGAACGCGGCTCGGGTCGTCGGTACAGGGCAATTCCAACCCAAATACAGAGTCCAAACGCCGTCGCCACGACCGAGCCCCACAGATCGAGGCCGATGTACGCCACAAGTATGGCAACCATCGACACGATCACGAGGCCGGAGTGGGTCATAGGCACCGCCGCCCGCCGATTAGCCAGCGTCGTCATAGCAGACAGATTCAGCGCCCACCCCGCGAGGGTGAGAACCAAATCCGGCCACGCCATCACTCGTCGTCGGACTCCGCCGACAGCTCATCAGGGTGGCCGCGATAGAGGTAGTACGTCGGCACGTCGTCGTCCATCTCTACTTCAAGGCTGTTCAGCTCGTAAGCGTTGAATACAGATTCGATTAGTTGCATCCCGACAACGAGACGGTGGTGGTCAGCCTCCGTCATTGCCTCTGGAGTACGGTCGGGATTTGGCGTCGGGTTGGGGGCAGAGTCGATCATTACTCGCCCTCCGCGGTTCCAGTCTCGAACGCGATGTAGAACACACCGCGCCCTTCGGGTAGTTCGAGTTCCAGCTCGCTGATTTCAAACGAGCGGAAGAACTCGTAGAGCGCCGCCGCGAGGAACGTTGCGATTTCCTCCTCGGTTTCGCTCATCGGTACGTCTTCAGGTTCAGGTTCAGGGGTGGTCGTCGAGTTACTCATTGTCTTCGTGTTGCCAGCACCGATCACTGGGCTGGTCGACTGTCCGGGTACACAGCGTCCCGGCGTCAGTCAGGTATCCGCACTCCAGCTCAGCCTCAGCGTGGTTGTCGCTGAAATTCAGCGGAAGCGCGGTGTCCGTATCCGCGTCTGTCTCACCGATCTCCACGAGCGCCAACAGGTGCCCGTAGGTCGGGTTGTAATTCAGCACTTCCACGATCCGTCCGGGGACTTCGACCGGCTCCCCCGGTTGCGCCCGGATCGTTACAAGGCGGTAGGTGCTCATTGCTCGTCCTCCGCCTCGCGGATTATCTGTTCGAGAACATCCGGCGGGATTTCCGCCAGCCGCTCGTCCTCGGTGATTCGCCGGTAGAGGTGGTGGGCCAGTACCAGAACGCTCAGCACGTCCTCGTTGCCCGTCTCCTCGTATTCGTGTTCGAGGAGACCCATCGCGTCGACTGCCATTACCCGAAGCGTAGACAGCGCCTCGTGGCCGTCCAGAAGCGCCGCCGCGATTTCTTCGAGCGTCGTCATTGCGGAACCTCCTCGTCGTCAGCGTCGGGATCAACGATCTCTGTCGGACTGATCCACGGCTGTCCGAGCGCCCACCGTCGACGCGAAACCTCGGCGTGATACTCTTTATCGAGTACCGTCGACGGAGCGTGCGTCGGGAGCGGAACCGTATCGAGAAGCCCACACTCCGGGCAGGGTCGGTCGCCGTGGTCGTCGATGTAGCAGACGATGGGTTCGCCAGACTTCACCGAACACTCTGGACAAACGAACGTCCCAAGCTCGACGGCTTTGAACAGACAATACGCGCCACCGAGCCACGGGCCGGTTTCCCACTCCCACGCATCAATAGTGGGATTGTAGATTCTGCGCGACAGCACCTTTACCACGCGGTCGTAGTCGGCGCGGGTTCCAATCGGCGTTGAGGGGTCTGACGCCATCAGTTTTCACCACCGTCGGCTTCCAGCTCGGCGTCACAAACCGCGACTGACGACTCCGGTGCTGAGGGAATCGCGTCGGTGAAGTAGAGCGGGTACATCCACGTCAGCGGTCGGGAGTCGGACACACCGTGAATCGTCGCGGTCGGTGCGCCCCACACCCCGATTGACTCCTCATAATCACCGGGTGGGCTGATCGACCCGGACATAATGACCGGGACGAGCCCGTTCAGCCCGAGGATGTGCTCGATTTTCGTTTCGTGGAAGTGACCACGGTACGCAATGTCGAACTTGTGGCGGCGAACCCACGTTCCCCATCGCTCCAGGGCAGATTTAGTGCCGATGTGCGAGAGGGACTTGTGGCCGTGTCGAAGGTGGCCGCGCCAGCGCCCGTTCCGCATTATGAAGTTCGTGAACAGCGTGGATTCGTTTTGAATCACGGTCACGTTCGTCATAGAGGAGGCCGCAACCAGCCGGGTCAGCATCTTGTAAACAACCGTGTCAGCGTTAGCCCCCGCAGACGGCCCCTTTACTCGTAGCTCACCGTGGTTGCCGGGCTGACACACCACTTGAACTGTGGGGAAGCGGGCCGCAAGTTCCTGAATTTGCTCGAAGTAGAGCTCAACAGCGAGGTCGATCTGTTCATCGAGGTTCAGGCACAGTTCGTGCGCTTGCGACGGGAAGATGCCTTCGCCGGTCACAATGTCGCCGCCAAGTAGGAGGTGGGCCGTGTCGAATACGGAGCCCGCGGCCTCCTGCCGGTCAATGAGCTCCATTGCCCGGTGGGTTACTTCGCGGATTCTCTCGGCGGCGATTTTGTCGTCGAAAATGACATTGCCAAATTCGTCGTGCGAGAGAGCGCCAATGTGGTCGTCCGTCCGGTGGATAACCACATCCTCGTGCCCGATCTCAGCGACGAGACCACCATCCGCGAGGACGGGCGGTGTCGTTTCCAAGAGCGCATCGAGGCGAGCGTTGAGCTTCCGAAGATGCTCGTTGCGAATCTTCGTTTCAGTCTGTTTGGACAGGGGGGAGGTGTCCGTCGGTACAGCAGTTGGCTGTGTTCTCCGACGGGGCTGTTCGGTCTCTGGTTTGGGGGCGTCGGCTACCTCATAGACTCCAGAGGAGTCTCGGTTGAATACGTAGCCTTTCTTCCGCAGGCGAGAAATAAAGCCTCGGACGGACGATTGGGCGTAATTCAGCGACTCAGCAATCTCGCTGGTCGTCGCCGGCAATTTGTCGAGAACGGACTGCTCCGCAGGAGATGGGATATGGGTCATTTAGGGTTCGGAATCGTGTTGGAATATCTGTACGAGAGAGTGGCGTCGAAATCCGGGGAGAGGGCAAATCGGCGTCTACGGGTGTGCGTCTCGGCACTTCGTACAGAGGTCTGGTCGACAGAATCGGGGGGCCTTCCGCCAAAGCGTCTCGGCCTTCCACCGATTGTAATTGTAACTGAGAACTTTGTCGATCTCGTCTCGGGTACAATCGCTGTCGTGGTCTGGTGTTCGCTCGTCGAGGAACGCGATGATTTCCTCGCTGGACACATCGAGGTTTGTGAGCTGGCTCAACAGCGCGAGCTTCATCTGGTGGCTCTGGTCCCCGTGGTCGTAGATTTCAGGATCATCCACGAACGCGAGGAGACAGGGCTTTTCCTTCAGAAGCCGCGGAATATGCTCAGCCGTCGCACGGATCGCTTGTGCGTCGTACCGGCTCACGCGGTTCGGATCATACGTCCACTTACCGCCGTTGGATTCGCTGGCGTCGTCAGCCAGTTTGATCCGGTGTTCAACTACTTTGCCAGCCTGCCGCGATTCAACGCGGCGGGATTCAGGCGGAAGCGGGCGAGGTTCTGCCGTCAGCCGCTCGTAGTCGTCGGCAGTCAGCGTCGCCAGCTCCTCGATGGAGACTGGGACGCAGTACCGCGGCTCACCGAAGTTCCGAGTCGCCCCCTCGTGGAGCGTATTCGGAAGCCGAGTCAGCCGAGACAGATCGGACGAATCTACGTCTACCCACAAGCTCACGTCTTTGCCGGATTGCCGGTCAATCTCAGCCATAAAGTCGTTCGCAAAGGACTTCAGCCCCCACTTGAATTGCGAGGCAGTCCCGATCTCCGGGTCAAGGACTGGGAAATCGAGGTAGAAGTGAACGCCCTTATGCCCTGAGAGCGCTGCCCGCCACACATCGGAGTGGCCGCTTTCTACAAGCGTTCGGGCAAACGGATTAATCGCCAGCTTCAGGAGCTTCGTCATATCCGCTCGCCACGCCGACCGATCTGCTTCGCCTGGAGACGACGGGCGACCGTACATCCCACCTGCCGGAATGTCGAAGTCGAACATCAGCGTGTCAACGTCGGGGATTCCACCCTCCGTCGTGTGACCACGGGGGAAGCCGTACACCGAGATGTACGCAGGCTCATCGGACATAGCCGACACCTTACGCACCGCCTCGGTGGGGCCTTCCGCCGTACTTTGTGACTTTCCGATACGGCGGGGATACGAGGTTGCCCACTCTGCGAGCGTTTCGTTGAGGTAGGGATTCATCGTCGTAATCATCGGCTAAGTGTTCCCTGCGTAGAGCCACCATCAGCCGGCTCAGGTTCGGGCTCAGGCTCTATATGCTGGTCTTCCGATAACGGAGCATCGTCGGTCTCGTCAGACTTACCGTACAACGGCGTCGACAGAACCTCTTTCAGCTCGTCTTCCGATTCAGCCAGCTCGTCTTCGAGCGACGTGTCTTCGAGGATGTTGACCGTCTCACCAGTAATCGGGTGCGTGACGATCATCGCCTCGGGGGAACAGTACCGCTCAACGTACTTTTCGGCCTGATCTGCCGGGAGAGTCGCCCGAACAGTCTCGGCGGCGATCTCGACGACGCCCTCCCAATCAATCTTGGACTTGTAATCCATATAGGAGGCCATCGGAGACGCCTGCCACGTAATCGGGCTATCGTCGTGACGGATCACGTAGCCCTTCGTGAACATATTTTCCAGCGAGCGTCGAACGTCGCGGTCAGTCACGTTGTGGCCGCCTTGGATCAGCATTTGCTGAATCTCAGCGACGGTGTACGACGACGGCTTTTCGCGCAGGAGGCTCAACACCTCAATGTCGTGGCCGCGAAGGTTGAGTGCTGATCGGAGCATTTTCTCTCCGAAAATCGCCATCGCATACCAGCAGTCAACGGGGGTGACAATCATCACCCGATCCCCGCCATCGAGGAACGTCAGCATCCGTTCGGCGTGGTGGTACAGCGCGACCGCCCGCATAAACTTGAACAGGCGTTGATTGTCGCGCCGGGCCTCGTTGAACATCGGCGGGATTACCTCAGCCTCCGCGATTGCCTCAGCCGCCGGGTTCCAGAAGGTCGCCATTGGCTTCTCGCTCTCGCGGCGGGTGCGGAATATCTCGGCGGTCTCGAAGACGCCGGTCATATATTCGCGGATTTCCCGAGCTCGATCTTCGCCCACCGAGTGCTCGAACGTTCGGGCCTCAACAGCGGCTTGAAGCGCCATTACCGCCTCGGTCTGTTCACGGGAGCCGTCCGATGTGAGGATCAGCGCCCGGTTCTTGATCTCGGCGTAGTCGTTGAGGTTAATGTCCTCGTTGTCGGTCGCAATCTGGAGGATCAGCGTGGCCGGCGGGTCAATCGTTTTGTCGACGACTTCCCCAAGGGTCACGTCAGTCACCTTCCGGTTTGAGGGCCGACCGTCACCGTGGTCTTTCAGAATCGGCTCCCACGTTTTCTCCATCGAAGCCAGATCGCCCCAATTGTGGACAGGGCGCTGGTTCATTTTGTCGAACTCGTAGTAGAGCGCGGTTTCCGAAGCGGTCGTCGGCACCGTGTAGACGAGGTTTTCGTGGTTCGTGAACGTCGAGGACGCCGAGTTGACGCTGTGGGTCTTACCGGACGACGAGGGGCCGTCGAAGATAATCAGGCCGCCCATCGGCATCGCCAGCGCCAACGTGAGCAAGTTGTGTTCCTCCCCCGCGGTGGGGTAGTCCTTCGCCAGTTGCAGAACCTCGTAGAGCGACGGGACAGCCGGTGTCTCGCCGTCACTCATCGCTGTCGTCGCCCTCCTCGGTCAGTTTCTTGGCGAGGATGCGAGACATTAGATTGCGCTCGGCGTTCTCACGGACGAGCTCGCCAAGCTCCTTCGAGACGGCTTCGAGATCGTCGTCGTCATCGAGGGTTGCGGTCACGGACTCAAACACTTCGACGGGCTCGAAGCGTTCGAGCTGAATTTTACGGCCATAGCTGGCGGTATATTCTGTTAGTTTCATTTCGGGTTCAGGAATTTCTCTGGAGTCGATTCAGCTCACAACCGCCCGCCGATTACACGGTGAAAGTTACCCCCGGAATACGGCGGAAGGCGGCGAGGATCGGGGAGGTGTGGTCAGCACCCCCGACGCTCAGCCTCAGCGGTTGTGGATTTCTTGAAGGATCGTTTCTTCGCCCACCGCGTCGATCATCTCGCTCGTCAGCGGCGAGTCGGCGTTGTCAGCCGTCTCGTAGAGCTGGTCGAGGATCGTCGCGTCGTCCTCCACGCCGAAGGTAGCCATCGCACGGATGAATCCATCGACGGGGCCGGGGAGCGCGTCAGCGGTAGGCTCAGCGGCTTCCGCCGTGGTCGCCGTCACGGTTGCCCCACCGTCGGTCTCGACGCCGGGGGTCTGCTGGACGGGAGCGCCCACCGAGTTGTCCATCACGACCTGCGCTCCGGTAACGAGGTCGATCAGAACCGGATAGTGGAAGTCGTACTTGTCGCCCTCACGAATCTGCTTGAAGTACGCCACGTCCACCCCTTCGAGTTCTTCCCGAAGGGTGAGCGGGGTCGAAATCCAGTCCGTCAGCGTGTCCTCTTGGAGAACCGCCGCCTCGCCATGTTCGCTCAGGAGCTTCACGAGGCGCTTTGCCGACGAACTCGGCTTCTTCGCACCCTGTTCCCACATAATGATGTTGCCCACCTCGTAGGCATCGTCAGACTCGACAAACTCGCCGTCGACGTAGACAGCGGTGGAGTCCGGTTCACCCGAGATCGGGTCGGACGACAGCGCCGCCGCAACAGGAGCGTAGTGGTACGTCTCGCGGAAGCTCTCGGAGTGACGCTCCGGAGCATCGAGCACGCCGAAGTCCTCGCCGTCGAGGAAGCCGAGCGCGTTCCACGAGAACAGCTTTACCTTTCCGGGCTTATCCTTCCGCTCCATCAGAACGCCATCCACGAGGGTTACGTCGTCCATCACGAAGCCGACGGACTGCCCGCCAGCGTTCCCGACCACCAGCCGCCCGACGTATCCACGGATCGTCGTCTCGGGGGTGATCGAGAAGTTAATGTCGTTGTATTCGTTGTCGTTACCACTCTGGCCGCCAAAGTTGTATTTGGACATTGTTGTGTGATCTCCTATCGGAGAGAAGACGCCGCCAAAGAACGGCGGCTGAGAGAGACGGGCGTGGTCAGCGCCCGCAGAGTCGAGAAAGAACCGCAGACCGCAGACACAGAACGTAAAAACCGAGTCAACGCCCCCGTGGAGGGGGCAGAGCTACCCCGAGGAATCGAACCTCGGGTGGGGGAACCACCCGTAGCTACCGAAGAACTATGCACAACCAAGAGCGGTCAATGAGCAATACTACTCGTCAGCGTTACGTGTCTCAGAACCCCGAAGCCCCGGAGGAATCGAACCTCCTTTCAGCACCAGCGGCGGATACGGCTTCGAGTGTTATTGGGGAAAGTTGAATTGGGGGTCAGGTTGGAGCGTGCGCCTGTGATCGCACGTACCGACCGAACGGTGGACACCGAGGAGAAGTGACAACCTCGCGTCCACAGGGGCAAACGCTGGAGTCGAACCAGTCAGAGCGCCAAGTCGCTCCGCCGCCTTTTTGTCCTCACTATACTATTCGTTGGAAACATCTTAAAGATTCCTCAAATCTGTCCGTCTGAGGAAACGGGAGTAGCATACTGCCCGCACCTTTATCCACTTCTGAAAGTGATTGGTAGCGTGGTATGCGGGTAAATGACAGACAATAAACTTAGGCCGTACAAGATATGCCCGTTCTGCGGCGAGCGAGTATTCGCCCGTGGGCTATATCTCCACGTTCTCAATACCCCCGACAAGGCACACGGCGGGGAAGACGCTGTTCCCGACGGGTTCAGCGCCAAAGACGTTGAAGACCAGGGAAAAGCGGCCAAAGATGTTACTGACACATCCGACAACCACGCCGATCTCAACGTAATGTGCAAGTTCTGCGGGGAAGTCTACCCCGACAAAGAAGAACTTGGGAAACACCTCTCGCTGATGAAACGGGTTGACGACCCGGTTCACCCGGAGAAAGCAACGCCGGACACCGCTGGATTAAGTGTCCCTGAGAATACCTCTCCGGTTCGCAGATCGCCACGTTTCCAGGTCAGCGCCGATAATCCAATGGCGCAATTTCGCAGAGAACGCGCCGCAAGCCAGACTCCAGACGAGCTCAAATTTGTGCCACTTGAGGAGCTTCTGGAACTCAGAGATTGGGCACGGGAGCGAGAAGGGCAATCTGGAGCATACGTCAAGGTTGCCAGCAAACTGGACGACCTCGTTGAAAAATACGGCTGACGTATGGCGGAAGGCGGCGACGATCAGAGGCCGCCGTCACACCCCTAATTGCTCCTTCAGCGTCTCGCTGTCGTAGTCCCTATTTTCAGTCCACGAGGAGAGCTGTTCAGCCAGCTCGATGATCTCCACGATTCCCTCGGCAGTCTCGTGTTCATCGTCTTCGAGAAGCGGGTAGATACCATCGAGAAACAGCTCCATATCCTGCGCTAAGGCCAGCGAATACGGGCCGATAATCTCGCAGATTCGAGCTATGTCGTCGCGTCGGGTGATCGTGACGATGAAGTTCCCGGCGTCGGTCTCACGGACGTTCGAGTAGATGCTGTTTTGGATGCACCAGTCGTCGAAGAACGCCATCACGATCTCCCGGTTGATCCGCACTCGGAAGTCGGTGTGTATCCCGAATCCGTGGCGGGTCTGTTGGTTCTGTTGGGCGCTTACACTCAGGCTTCCTCGGGTGTCGAGGAGGCCGGCAATGTAAGCGGTAGTCACCGCACTCTCGTCGTCTACCATTGGTTGTCGTAACCATTTGAAGGGGGATATTTGTATCTTCATTGCTGTCTGTGCTACTATGATTCTCTCAGACGGACGAATTTTAGATAGCTTTATACAGTCTTAGAGCGTCTATTAGGTAGAGAACAACCGTGAGAGGGTTCTCTGTCTGATACCTCTGGTAGTAATCTATTCGTTAGACTACTCTCTCTAAGACTACTACCTATACTACTCTCAGTAGACTACACTCTAAGGAGACTACTCTCTAAGCAGACTACATTGGAGGAGACACCTTCCGCCCTATTACAGGAGGAGAGTAATCTCCTATAATATAGTATAGGTAGCAATCTCCTCGGCCTCGGTATTTCGACTGCATCCTCTCGATTTGCGTTGTCTCCCCTATCTCCGATGCCTTTCGACGAATTATCTGAAGAACCGTTAGTCTCGCCGGACACCAAGAACGCCACCAAGTTCCACCCGTCCGAAGCACCCGCTGAACAGGAAGCCTACTGGAAGCGCCTCGCCGGTTACAACTCTGGCGTCTACAACGGCTACTGGGAAGATTCGACTGAAATCCGACGCCTCGACAATCTCGGTGTCTTCGACGCAATCAGCTCGCAACTTGAGCTGACTCCATACCAGAAGCGAACGGGACGGATGCACTTTGACGAGCTGAATATCCGAGCGTTCGGCTACTCCGTTGAGCTGATCGTCTTTGCCGTTTGCGTTATCGTCACCGCCGAAGATGGTCGGCGCTACTCCCCGAGGGCCGCCCCCGAGAATACCGACGCCGAGTTTGCCCGAATTGCTGACTCTCTCGATCTCCGCCCGAAGCTCATTGAGCGAGCAATCGGCGCAGTCCGAGGTGAGATTGATGCGTGAGACCGACTTCCGCATCATTACTGACACCAGAGAAAAGCTCCCTTACGACTTCGTGACCCACCGTGGCTCCATCAACCCCTCCGCCCTCGAAACCGGCGACTACACCATCGACGGATTCGAGGACGTATTCGCCGTTGAACGCAAGTCGCTGTCCGATCTTCTTCGGACGGTGACGTGGGGCCGTAAGAACTTCGAGGCCGAGCTGGATCGAGCCCAACACCTCGCTGAGTTTGTCGTCGTCATTGAGGCGTACCCCGACGATCTCAAAGATCACATCGAGGAATATGGGCGGAAGGTCCACCCCAATTCCATCTTCGGCTCGCTCAAAGCGTGGGAAGAATACCGGGGAATCCCGTTCCTCTGGTGTGGCTCCCGCGAGAACGCCGAACAGGTGACGCTCGATCTTCTCACCGAGTGGCACGAGACCTACGGCGTTGAGCTCTCGTAGTCGTAATCGTTGAGAACCCGATTTTTCGCACACGACCGGCAGGCAAACGCTTTCCGCCCGCCGGAATCGTGCATACTCCACCCATCTTCTGTTTCATATAGTGGCATCCCGTTTAACCGAGGGCCACCGCAGAACGCACACGGAGTCATTACTTCGTCCCAATCAGTCGGTTCGCTTTCTCTCTTGCTTCCTCGCTCATCGTGTAGTACGGGTGGCGACTGGCCCACACCCGCTCGATAAACTCGGTCCCGCAGGGATCGCAGAAGGCCAGCTCTTTTTCCTCGTCGACAATCACCGCTCTATCTCCACACGTCTTGCACCAGTCGAAGTTTAGGTCACTCATAATGCACCCCACCAACGGGGCAGGCTCCCGGCGGCTGTCGAGACCGCTGGTGCGCTACGTGCGCCGGGAGCGGAAGGGGAAGGAGGATGGATTGGCTACGAGCCGGAGGCCGTCACCGGGCCTCGTAGCGCCCTACTCAGCGTCGCCTTCCTCCATCGCCATCAGCAGGTTGTTAATGCGGTCCTCGCGGGCCTCGAACTCGGCCTTACGCTCGCGGAGGCTCTGGCTGTACCGTTCGACGGTCGCCAGCCCGCGTTTCTGGTTGAACGACAGTTCGCCCCCGTTCCGGACTTCAGCACGGCGACGCTCGCGCCGTTCGTACTCTGCCTCAATGACTTCCATCGTCTCGGCAGGGTTGTCGAGAATCCTCCGGGCCGTGAAGTAGTAGTCTTCGAGCTGGCCGTCCTCGGACTTCCCGCGGAACGAGTGAGTCAGCGCGTAGGTCAGCCCGGAGTGAAGCACCCACTTATTCAGCCGGTTGCGAGACCCATCCTCGGTCTGCCCGCGAGCCTTCGCGTCCTGGGCCGCCGCGTTTGCCAGATACTCGGGAAGACCGAGTAACTGGTAATACTCGGAGACAGAGTACGGAAGCTCAGCGAAGTTCATCTCGATTTCGAGGGCTTCGCTGATTAGCTCAAGCAGGTAGTCGCGGATCGCGCCCATCTGATCGAGCAGGTCCATAATCCAGCCGTGGTACTCCGAGGGCTTGCCGACGTGTCGCCGGCTCATCTTTTCGGTCAGCGCCCGGAAGCTGTTATCGCATTGCGTGTCGTAGGCGAAGCCCCGAGCGTACAGCGACATTGAGCCGTCGAAGCTGTTGCCCGTCTGAATCCCCACGTAGAGCGGCTGGCGGCCTCCCGGCGGGTACACCAGCTCGTCGGTGAGGTAAATGTCGCCGTGGACCTTCCGCCCGTAGTCGTAGACACGGAACTCCCCGATAATCGCGTCGTTGAGATCAGCGTCCTCGAAGGCGTCGGCCCACGGAGACCACGCCTCAACGGGATTGATGATGGTGTACCGCTCACTCGATACGGCATACACCATCGCGTCGCCGTTCTCAACGTCTCCCGCCGTGAACGCCTCAGCGAGTTCCGGGTTGACGACCGCGTTCGCCGTGCTGATCGGGATGTTGTGTTCACGACCGGGGTTGAACGGGTTTGCCACCTCGATCTCGCTCGTGGTAGCCGTCGGGAGCTGGCGGATCGCGTCTGAGAAGGACAGCTCCGGGCGGTCGGTGAGATCGAGCTTCCCGAGGATGCTCTCGGGCATCTCCATCTGGAAGTTGTCGAAGGCCGTCACACCTGCGAAGGGGATCGTGTAGTGTTCGTTCAGCGTTACACCGGCATCGCTCTCTGCGTCGTTGTGGTCACTCATAGTTGGTTTCGGGTTCAGGTTCCCCCTACCGTCGGGGGAAAGCGTCGCCGGGGAGTTGCACCCCGAAACCGCTACTCGACGCTCAGCTACACAGCGCCCATCCACATCGGCAGTAAACGCACCCGCCTTCAGGGATCAGATGGGGATTCCTACACGACGGACACCGCTCAGGGATTCTCACGGGCACCCTCCAAGTCCGAAGACCGCCGAAACGTAGACGTACATCAAGACCACCGAGGCAATCCCGAGGGTCAGACCGATGTTGGTCACGTCGAAGGCGTCCATTAGTCGGCCTCGCGTTCGGGGTAACGCTCCATTAGCGCCTCCACTTCCGCCATAATTCGGCGCTCAGCATCCTCCTGACTCGACTCGTCGGTGGGATCAAAGACTCGCATTACGCGGGTGGAGATTCGCTTCAGCTCGTTTATTTCGTCGTCGCGCTCCTCGCAGAGCGAAAGCACCGCGACGTGTTCTTTCGGCGGAAGGCCGGCGGTGTCGACGATCAGCTCGTAGAAGCGGTCGACGTGCTGGTTCGCCCACACCCGCCGGGAAGCGGGATGGTGGTAGTAGCCACCCTTCGAGAGTGGCCGAGACACCTCGCCCACCGACCATCTCCAGCCGTTCGGAAGATCGGCGCTACTACTACTACTCATTTCGCACTTCCTGATCCGCCTTCTCCAGCCGCTCGATGGTCTCTTGAAGATTGGCGTCGAGTGCCCGAGCCGACTTCGCACCCGAACACGCCAGCCGGGTAATCGCGGAGAGGTGGAGAATCGCCTGCCGAACTTTCGTATCCCGGTGCGTATCTCCGAGGGCGTACCGAGCTGATTCAGCGGCGTCGATGATGGTCTCAAACTCCGCCTCCATTTCTCCGACGTGGCGCTGTCTATCAATGCTCAGCTCGTCGGCCAGAATCCGGGGTTTGAAACTCATCGCGCCCTCCGCCCGCTCCCGTGATTCCGCGAGATTCGGAGCGCCGAGTGGTAGCGAGACGGCCAGTATTGGGTCGGGTAGAGGTTCTTCAGCGTGCTGTTCGTCACCGATTGGTAGTTGGTCATTTTCCGCATAGGGTTCAGGTTTCAGCCCCCTTCCAGGGGCAATCCGATTCGGGGAGTCGAACCCCGAGGTCGCCACTATCGGATAGGTCGGTTGAGGGCCGAGATCAGCAGGAAACTAATTCGACGCTGACAGCATCCCGATCAACGTTGTAATACTCAATCCCACCCGCTTCGAGCTGAGCGTTCGTTAGATTATGTGCCAACCCGAACGCCACAAACTCGTTCGGTGCGACAACTTGCTCAACGACTTCGAGAACACCGCGCTCGTCTAAGACCTCGACGGAATTAGCGTGAAGTAACTCCTCTATCGCCGCATCCATATATTCAGGCAAAACGAACACGAGTACCCGCACCTCATAAATCGGATTCGACTTCATAGGTGGTCAACCTCAAAGAGCGCACTTCCGAAGCCGTCGTTGTCGCCCGGATAGAACGACAGCGACCACCCCATCTCGTAGTAATCGGTGTCGTATTCCGGGGGGTGCCAGTACGATCCTCTCGATGTTCGGTAGGTCACGCCCACGTCGAAGCGCCCGAGGAACCGGATTCCCCATACGCGCTCTCTATCCGTGATAGTCTCGTAATTCTCGAAGTCGTCTCGGAGATCGTAGACCGGGGGGACGGATTCATTTTCGGCCCCATCGGGAAGCGCCAACTGAACGTCCTTGTTTCGCAGGACTTCGGGCGCGATTGAGAACGCCACGTCAGCGATGGTCTTCAGCGGGATTTCGACGGTCTCCACTTCGGTCTCAGATTCAGGCTCAGGTTCAGGGGTAGGGTCAGTTGTCATTTTCAATTCCTCCAAAGAGGCGGAACCGCTCTCCGAGGAGCGGAAGTTCGTTGTCAGCCGGAATCCGAACGACACCAATAATGTCGTCGGGGCTAACGTACACGCCGCGGTCGCCGGACTGGATGTGAACGCGCTTCGGGCCGACCGAGCGCACGGTGCCTTCGGCCTCCTCGCCGTCGTAGCTGAATCGGACGAGAAGCCCTGGCTTCAGCTCAACGCGTTTCTCGGTCATTTCAGCTCGGCCTCGGCCAGCGGGTCAATTAGGATGGTCGCGTTGCCAGCGATTACTCGGTCGCCTTCCTCCGTAACTACTCGAACGTCACACGAGTAATTCCCGCCGCCGAGATCGACGACGATCTCCGCGACGCCAGTCAGCAATTCACCGAACGGAACGGGCTTCAGGAAATCGAGTTGCTGATCGAGGAACACCACAACTGCGTCGCGGGTTCCGAATTTCGCCAGCGCCGCCGAGATCAGCGAACTGGTTAACGCGCCGTGAACGATGTTCTCACCGAATCGAGAGCGCCGCCCGGTCGGAACGTGGAGGTGGAGTGGGTTACGGTCGCCGGAGAGATCAGCGAATAGCTGGACTTCCGGTAGGTCGAATCGGGTGCTGTGGGTTCGGGTCTGTCCTTCTTCTAAGTGGTCTACTGCAAAGCTCATTTTGGGTTCAGGTTTTAGGTCATTGGTCGACAGGCGGTACTACTCGGCGTCCAAGTCGTCGACTCGTCGGATGTTCAGGTTGCGAACTCCGAGATCGACAGCCCGGACGGTGAATAAGTCGTGAGCAATTTCGACGTGGCTTACCCCCTCGACTAATTCAGGATCAGTCAGCTCGCCAACGGTCAATCGCTCCGACGTATCCAGCGCAGTTGTCAAACACGACACCACCAACGCAAGCGATTCGCGGTTGATGTGGGGGGAGTCGTGTTCTGGTACTCGACTCATAGCTGTGGGTTTATCTCATCCTCATTCCCCGGTTGATATTCGCGTGGGGAAAATCGAGGCCGGGGCGCGACTCCCGGCGGTTACGCTACTCGATACCGCCTCGAATTAGTCGCTTAGTCCCACCGTCGAACGCCGCCCTGCCGTTCCAGCGACGCGACTTCCCGACCGTGGGTAACGACGCGGTGCCACCGCTCGCGGAGGTTAATCATCGGGTGGTCGCCCCCGGTGTGGCGAACCGTACCCCGGATGTAGCCGCCGACCACGGTCTCACCATCGTCGTCGTAGATCGGAGCGAAGTCACGCGGAACGTGCCGCCCCAGGAGCGCCGACGCCGGGCTGTGATTGAAGCCAAACGAGAGCGGGAGAATCCGCCCGTCAAAGTAGGTCACGCCGGTATCGGTGTCTCGAATCCCGAGGCCCGCCCCAACCTTCGTCGGCTCGTAGTTGCCCGCCGGGAAGCTCGCCGGGGCCTGTTCCACGTCGTCGACGGTCTCGGTGAGAACGCCCTTAGAGAGCGGCTTGAAGATAGGGACGTCTTCTGGCTCGAAATCCTCGTCCATCGGAATGAAGAACCACTCGCCCTGCCGGATAATTTGGTTGCCCCGGCGGAGCGCCCACAGCGATGGGCGACCTTCGTAGACACTCATCCCCTCGGCCTCGGCTTCGCGCACTTCCGCTGGAGTCAGCAGATCGAGCGCATCATCCATCACGCGAATATTCTCCATTTCCTCGGGTTCGAGGCGGAAGGCGAACCGCCCGGTGTTTTCGCGGGTCACGTTCGCCGTCTTATCCCGACCGACGACGTAGCCGAAGCCCTGGGAAAACTCGACGAGCTTCACGCCGCTTCCCGCTCGAATCCCGACAATATCTTCGAGGCGTTCGCCGCGCTGGAGGAACCCATCGAGCGAGGTGAGCGGAAGTTCGCCGTGCGCTCGGGGAGCTGGCGACACGTAGGAGTAGAATCCCACCGCCCAATCCTCGTCGTTGTTAATCACGAGACCGTTGTGGGTGCGAATCGCCGCAATCGTCCGGTGGTGCATCAGCCGCCCGGAGCCGTCGACGTTCTGCCGCCCGGTCATCGACTGCCCAGAGTTCCACATCGCCGCGTTGTCGCCCCTCGTCATTTCGTGGGCCGGGAATTGCATATCGCGCCACGCCTTCGCCACGTCGGTCTGGCTGGAGTGAACCGCCTTCCCGGTCACTTCGTAGTCGGGGTGAATCAGCTTCCATCCGTAGGCCGTCTTTGCCCACTTGCGGTCGGGCTGAATGTCATCGAGCAGGGCGATTGCGTCGCCAATTCCCTCGGGAAGTTCGGCGGCGTAGAAGGCTTCGAGGTCTTCAGCAGTCGGAAGTTCGAGGCCGGAGAGATCGAGACGGATTTCCACGTCGTTGTTGGTCTGATTGTTGTCGTTGCCGTAGCTACCGCTGGTCTGGTCGTACATTTTGGTTTTCAGGTTCAGGTTTCAGCCGGCCACCCGAAGCCGGCGCTCGGTTCTCAATCCTTCCCCCTGCTTTTTCGGGGGATGCGTCGTCGGGGAGTCGAACCCCTGTATTTCCACTCGACGCTATTTGCTTAATCGCTCAGTCCCACTCCGGTTCCTGAATTTCCACGATGCCTATCAGCCGGTCGGCAAAGTGGAGGAAATCTTCTCGGCGTTCGTCGTCGTCCCACGTCGAGATGTATTCCCGGTAGTCTTTCAGCACCGACAACAGCAGGTTGTATTCTTGCTGGTACTCTACGTCGATTACTATTGGGTAGGATTCCATCTTAGGATTCTCTATCAGTAGGAGACTCTAATGAGGAGACTCCGTGGTAGGAGAGACCTTCCGCCCTATTACAGGAGGAGAGTATTCTCCTATATACTATACAGCTATACTACTACAACGCCGAATTGAGCGAGATTAATTCGCCCTCGTAAATCAGGTACGCCGTTGCGGGACGAGCGCTGTCGTATAGAATCGTTTTCTCGTTCGTCAACGGCTTCGAGCTGATCGGCGTCGGTTCATCAGTTGGATTGTCGGGATTAGGTTGCATTGTCGCTTTCTCCGAGGTACATCGCTGAACGCCCGTCTTTCAGGGAATAGATTTGCCAGACATAGATCGCCCCCCGAGAATCTTTGACTCGCTCCATCAGGGAGAACGGCATATCCGCATACTCCCCTTCAACGAGGAGGAGATTCTTGTAGCGGTCGTCGTATTCCATCCGGCGAATCCGCGAGCTGTCCTCGAAGGATTCAACCAGCTCATTGAGGAGTTTGCGCCCCATCAGATCATCACCTCAGCGTCGTCGTCGAGATCGGGGAAATCCAGCCGGACTTGAATCGTTCCGGTGTCTTCGTGGAAGTAGCGAATGAACAGATCGCCCACCGTGAATCCGGTCTCAGCGGCGGCGGCGAGGAAGTGGAACGCCGACGTATTTCGCCCGTTGAGATACAGGTGAATCCGAGCGTTGTGATCGTTCTCGGGATTGCACAGCATTACCGCTCCCTGATCGGCGTATTCCGCGCCGTCGTCGGGGGTGATCGGGTTGACCGTATCCTCGAATTGATCGAGAACAGTCACATCGAGGTCGCGGTTGTCGAAAGCTTCCAGAAGGTTCCAGAAGATTTGTCGTCGCGTCTTTTCGCCGTCGTTCATCGTGGTCGTGGTCGTCATTTTTGGGTTCAGGTTTCGGTGTTGGTCGTGATTTCAGCTCGATTCAGTAGTCGTCGAACAGCTCGAAGTCCTCGATCTCCTCGGAGTCCTGAATTTCCTCAACGTGGAGGCCGATTTCAACCTCGGGGAAATCCATCAGGCCGACAGAGCCGTGAACAAACGAGGCGTCGGTCACGATCTCCTCGATTGAGAGACCCTGATCTCGGAGGTACGCGATTGTCCCCGGCAATTCACAGTCCGGTAGGCCGTCGACGCCGAAGGATTCAGCCCAATTCGAGGCGTCGTATTCCAGAACGCGCCGGGCAAATTCGGAATCGGTAGCCACCAGCTCGAAGAAGTCGCGGGCGGTGAGCGTCCCGCCGAAGATTTCAGAGGAGTATTCAGCCGTCGGTTCCACAGGTTCGGTGGTAGGCTCGGTTGCCATCTTCTATTCCTTCCCCCATTTGGGGGAGGCCCCGCGGCGGGAGTCGAACCCGCCGAGTTACAACCGGCTCCTGATATTTCGGAACCGGGGAGTTCCTTTCGGGGCAGAGTTTCCTTTCGGGCACTCAACCAATCACAAACGTCGACCGAAGTCGCTGGCCTGATTTCAGGCCAAGCCCCGACCGGGGTGTGAATCCCGGCGGTCACTTATCGGGGCAAAATCCGGTGGAAGCGCGGTTGTCTATCGGAGCCAGCCCGGATCGGAATGGGCTTTGTCCTGCTTGTCGTAGAACGCTTCCGCGATTGCCAGCTCAGCCTCGTGCTGGAGGGTCCACGTCATTTCTTCGCCGTAAATCGCCTTCGCGTCAGCCGCTTCAATTTCGTAGCTCATTGGTCTAAGGGTTCAGGTGTATCGTTGATCGTTGGTTGTCGGTCGGTTCTTATTCGAGGTTCTTCAGGGCTTCAGCGGCCATCTTGATCGCTTCGGCGGCGGCGCTGATCGCCTCGGCCTTCGCCATTTCGGCGTCGGTGGTTCCGGTGGTCGTGTCGGTCGTCTTGGGTTCAGAGGTAGGTTCGGGTTCCGGTTCCGGCTCAGGTTCCGCGAACATCATTTCGTCGGTCTCGATTTCGGCCTGCTGTTGGTGGCGGAGGCAGAAGCCGTGGTCTTTGGCTTCGGCGGTGCAGGGTGCGCCGGCCTTCTTGCCTGATAGGTACAAGCCGTTGCAGGTGTCGGCGGGTTCCGGTTCGGGTTCGGCGACGGGTTCCGCCGGAGTTTCACCGAGGATTTCGTCTTTCAGGAGCTTTGGCAGTTTGAAGTCAGCCCCGACGAACAGCCGGTCGGAGTATTGATCCGTGATTCCGAGCGCCCTGATTTCGTCGTCGGTGATTTCGCGGGCTTTGATCGTCGTCGGGACGGGGTGGGCCAACTTGTAGGTCCGAAGGTCACCCTGATTCAGCGCCCTGAAGTCGTCTTGGATTTCGCGCTTTGCCCGCCGGGTTCGCATCGCCAGCCGTCCGACTTGCTGTTTCGCGCCCTTTCCGTCGACCGACTTCGCCAGCCGGTTTAGGAGCCACTCAGTACCGCACACGACATTGTATGCGTCGCCAGCCGAGACAGGTTCGGGGAATTTGGCCCGAGCGTTTTTGAGCTGGATTTCTTCGCGGGTTTGTTCGTCGTGGATGGTCGGGGAAGTCGCGGGTTCGGTGTTCTCAGGTGATTCAACAGCCAGCAGGGTGTCGTATTTGCTCATAGCAGTCACTTTTGGGTGGTCGTTCGGTCGGTACGTCGGTCGTTTCCCCTGATTTTTCGGGGAAGGCCCGCCGGGGGAATTGAACCCCCGCAAGTCCAAACGCGGGCTTATCCAGCCAGTCTCGAATTGGGATATGTGGTCGTCAAAGGCATATCCCACCGGGGCGCGGCGCTTTGATTATAGCGGTTCGCTAATCGCGGGTTTAGCTTCGCGTTAGGCTTTACGTCGCGTGGTACACTTCCCGTCGCCCGTTCGACTTCCCCGGTTTCTACCCGGTTTCACGTCGCGGCGCTTTTTGGGAATCACTCACGCGCCCGGTGGTCGATCCCACCGTCGCCCGTCCTAATGCTGATTTAACTCACTTCCGGGGGCTTTGTATCGCCCGTCCGGTCGCAAGAAATCGCCCGCTTTGGCGTATGTAGGCTCGGCGTATTCCAGCCGTTTTGTCCCTGAAATCCCCGACGCCCGTTGCGCCGATCCTTTCAGGCTTACTTCCCCGCCCGTCCTACGCGGGGGTTTTCTTTGGGGGGCTTTTCACCCCAAAGGTCACTCCGATTTGCCCGGTCGTCGTCGGGGGTGCCACCCCCGCCCGAGTTTCCCGAGCAACCGTTCTCCCGCGGGGGCCTCGTCCGGTAAAGTCAACCGTTGCCCCCGAGGGGATAGCTGAACAGATGTTGGAAGATAATATAAACGTTGTGGTAGTCTGCAATCCTGACACTTGGGGGTGCAAAGAAGCTGAATACGGCAGTTTGGAGCTTTGTCGCACTTACTGATGGGGTTACGGTAAGATTCGACTTAGCATTAGTTGCAGTCTAAGTCAATGATGTAACAAAGGGGTTGTGGTCGGACTGGAGGAGAGTGATGGAAAGGCCGTACAAAGTCGGAGACGGCGGGTTCCGCCGGAATCTGGGTTTGTGGGATACAGTCGAAAGGCCCGGCGGGGCTGAATCCGGGGGATAAGGGCTTTATACAGTCGTTTTAGTGGTTGTGAGATACAGCTATATAGGTGGCTAAGTGTAAGTGAACGGTGGGAAACGCTGTCGACGGGGGTTTGACTTGCCTTTCCTCTCAATTGACGGGCTTTTAGAATCCTCGAAACCTGATTCTATGGACGGTCTTTCACCTCTGATCCCACCGACTTACCGTAACCCCGAAATCCCTGCAACAAACGACTTGCTTCCAGCTCGAATCCGATTGCGGTAATCCGGCGGAAGCCCGCCGAAAAGGGGTTTCACGCTTTCTGCTACTGGGTTACGGTTAGTCGTCGACGGGTTACGCTAACGGTCGAGGAGGCTGGATAGAAGGGGGTGGATACCGGGGTGGTCGACGGATACGAGGAAGGGTTACGACACCGATCCCTGCTCGCACGCGGGAAGGATACGTTAGCCGCTCACAGGATTTCAGAAATTTCGGAACCCGTTATCTGTTCTTTCTATCATCCTTCCATTTCTATCGCCCTCTGCTGGTTTACGCACCTCGCGCCCGCGCACGCAATGCGTTAACGCGCAAAACGCGTAATGCGTACACGCAATTACGTATACGCAATGCGCGTAAATTGGCGTTTCAGGGGCTCTAACCCCAAGATTTATATTTCTATGTCAATAAAGTAGAATTAGAATGGCTACCAATGAGATCCGAGTAAGTAGTGCGAAGAACCGGCGTTCCAATCAAGCGATAGCGGGCAGATTAGAGAATCAAGATCGAGGCTCTGTGGATCGGGACAGGTCGATACTGCCCATCACAGATCACGCTCGTATGCGATGGGCAGAGCGAGCTTCTGATGCAGAATCAGATATTGAGACAGCATTGGTCCGATCCATCCCAGTTGACGCTCCCCAGAGAGAGTGTGATAGCGCCCGGCTGTACGCACCGTGTGATGTGGTGTTCAGGGTTCAAGATGGGAAAATTACCAGCGTGTGGCCAGCCAATTATGACACTCTCGCTACTGATGATCTCGGGCGGTGTGAGAAATGTGAAAATCTCGAACGGTTCACCGGAGTTGAACAAATTTGTCGCTGGTGCAGAAGTCACGCGGCAACTATAGAAATGGCGAATGGAGTAACAGTACGGTTCAATGGGGAGAAGTAGCATGGCGTTTACTGTTCCAGTAAAGGACCTGGCAGAGGTCAAGCCGACCGGGAATTACGTTGTTGTGAAGGCGTGGGTGAATCATATACGAGATCTCAATTCTCCTGTTCCCTATCAGAAGGGAATTCTTGGGGATGACTCCTCGTGGAATATTGAGCCGAGAAAATTCGTCGTATACGACTCTGATTTGCGACTCGAAAAAGGGAACAAGTATCGAATCTTCGGGCGGGAGCGAGGGTACGAAGATCTGGATGAGATTCAGATTGAAATTGGCGACGCCGACCACGTTACTTTACTCTACGAAGGAAAATAGGTGCTTGGAAATTTCTATAGTTGCAGAATTTGACAATATTGTTCGGCTGCGCGTGAGATCGGATTTTGGCGTCGGGTCGAAAACTGCTATATAAACTTGACTATTTTCAGCACTTCAGATACCGATAATAAGCTATTTAGTATATAAAGGCGGCTGAGATATATAAACCGTTGTGTATTAGTAGGGGTAGGAGTGAAGAAGTTGGCCCTCCGGGTTAACACCTCGACTCCACTCCCCTCTGACCTTTCCTAAATCGCCGTGATCGAGTTCCTCCATTAGTTGAGATAAAACCGTTACCGGATTTAGGAGACAGACTTTGAGCTGACACAAGTCGGGTCAGAGAACGCGAGTAACTGTGAGGCGCTTCCGCCTTAATCTCCTACAATACTCTCCTAAAGAGTGTTCTCGGATTAGAGTGGAAGCTCCGAGTTCTACCTATCGTAAGTCAGCCCTATATTATAGGTAGAAGGTTCGTCGACCGGCTATTCTTTTTGCTGATCGAGCTGTTGCTCGCGGTCTCTTTCACCTCTCTTTCTCACATTTTGCGGTCTCGGTTTCGGTTCTCTGGTCTAATCTGGTTCACTCTGGCGCTCTCTGCGCCCTCTCTGGTCTCACATTCAATCAACCGCCGTTGAGCGGTTTTTCACTACTCAATATGGCTACTACGACTTACAATAACTTCAAGCAACTTCTGCTGAACGGCGGGATCGACCTCGACACGGACACAATTCGCGCTCTAATCATCGACGATTCTGTTTCCTACACGCCGGACATTGACAACGACGTTTACGTTGACGACGTGACTGTGGCGGCCAGCGAAATGAGCGGGACGGGCTACACGCGCAAGACGCTCAACGTCACCATTTCTACGGACAACGCGAATGATCGTGGCGTTGCCGACGCTGACGACCTGAGTTACACCGGCCTCGACGCCGGCACGATCCAGGGCGTGCTGATCTACAAAGAGGTTAGCACTGATTCGGACTCGCCTCTTATTGGCTGGTACGAGTCGTCCGATTTCCCGCTCCCGACGAACGGGGGCGACGTTACGCTCACCATCAACGCGGCTGGCCTGCTGACTCTCGGGTGAGTAAATGGCTTCTCGTCTTTTCGTTCTACCCGAGGAAGGAACCGGAACGGAAAGCGACCCGTTCCGTCCGAAGTATCTCTACGACAACAGCACTCCACCTGCGTTACGACCGGAAGTAACCAAGTTCTACGGCGGCGAGGCGTTCGAGAAGGCGGGACAGGATTGGCACACGGTTCGTGTGTTCTCTGACGACCCGGCAAATCTCGATTGGCTTGAGTCACAACCCGACGTGTACGACATTGATTTGTCCGTCCTCGTCTCTGCACTGAATAGCTCTCCGCTGTTCCCGGTTGACCTTACCCCGCGAGAGTGGGCGCTGTTGTTCTCGAAAATCCTGATGCGGCCCTAATCTGACAAATGCCTACTACGTTAGCAGACTTTGAAAGCGGTAATCTCTCAGATTTTGCTCGTACTGACAATTGGGAAATTTCAGCGTTTAGAAAATCTGGTTCGTATTCGGCATCTGCTTACCAGCCTTACACTTCTCAGGGCCTTGTTTCAGGTAGCGGTCTACCCGCTTTTGACCGTGGTAATTCTCTTGAAGTTTGGGTCTACTACGGAAATTCAAGTTTCAATCCTTCATCCTATTTAAGTATCCTATTTGGTAGGTCAACTACAACCGGAAGGGCGTATCAGGTTTATTTTGATGGGAGTTCTTCAAGAGAAATTGAAATTGTAGGTGACTACACCACAATAGCGTCTCAATATGTGGGAGTTTTGGATTGGGGTTGGTATAAAGTTCAAATAGACTACGACCTCATTGGAGATGGTAAAATCGACGTTACGGTTTGGGACGAGAGCCTTACCGAGATTGCGTCAATATCTGCAACTGATACAACTTATAACGGTTCGTATTGGGGCGTTTCCGGTAGGGGAGATAGACTATACGTAGATGATTTTGTTCTTCTCGACCCCGCTGGTTCACAAGTTGTTACGCTTGATGCCGCGTCTCTGCTTACGAGCGCACAGTCGCTCTCGGCTACCAATTCGGGCGCTGTTCCTACTTCGGATGTAACCCGTGGACTCGTTTCAAAGTGGACGCTTGACGGTGACGGTCTCGATCAAGTAGGTACGCTCGACCCGTCAACGGTGTCTGGTGTCACGTACACGAGCGGGTACATTGACCAAGCGGGGTCGTTCGACGGCTCTGACTACATTGAGTACCCGGCTGATGGGTCTATTCAGACGGCAGATTTCACGATCTCCGCGTGGGCGAACCTCAACAGCGTGTCGGAAGGCACGACGAACATTCAGACTGTTTCAGCCAAGAACCTCGATCACACCGACCGGCAGTTCTGGTTGGTGGAGTGGGACGGTGCGTGGGTCTGTCGTATCGGGTCTAACGGACAGGGCGTGGTCGGCCCGGCGGCTACTCCGGGTGCGTGGACACACCTGCTGGCGACCTACGACAGCGCGAGCAACACGTTCGAGCTATGGGTGAACGGTGTTTCTGCGGGGACAGCGAGCGAGTCTACTATCGGCGGTGCTGGTCAAACGTTCTGTATCGGCTCGGAGTCGGCGGCCTACCGGATGTTCGCCGGCCTCATTGACGAGGTTCGGTACTACAACGTCGTTCTGACCGATCAGGAGATTGCCGATCTGTACGCTTACGATGGTACGTCGGCGCTGGTCACGGCGTCTCTTGAGGCGGCTTCTCTTGCGTTCTCTCCGCGTGCGTTGGGCGCGACGCCTGGTGCTACCGGAGCAACCCTCGGGGCGGCACAGGCGAACCTCGGCGCGTACAGCGTTGATACGGCTAAGGCGCTGGTGACAGCGGGGATGGATTCGGCGGCGCTTACGTCGTCGGTGTCCTCAATATCAGCGACTCCTGGCCCAACGTCAGTTGCACTCGGCTCAGCCGGTGTCACGGCGTCCCCGGTCTCTCCGACGGTGGCTCCTGGTCCTGTTTCGGCAGGGATCGACGCGGCAGGGATTACGGCGGCAGCGGCCTCGGTGGGTACGACGCTCGGTGTTGTGTCTCCGGTGCTTGCTTCCGCGTCTGTCTCGTCGACGCCAGCTCCGTTCGGGTCTATCGTAGGACCGACGACCGCCGACCTGGACTCGTCGAGTCTGTTTGCTCTGTCGCGCCCTCTCGGCGTCTCTGAGGCCGTGTATGCGGCGCTTGAGTCAGCGGCCATTGTGTCTGCTCCGGGTGCTCTCGGGGCGACTCCGGGCGCGGTGTTGGCTACTATGCCGGTATCTACGCTCAACGTGGTGGCTGAGTCCCCGGTGGTTGCGCTCGCGGAACTTTCCGTTGACCTCGACGCGGGCTCTCTCGATGTATCGGTGCGGAAGGTGACGCCGGTCGCCGGTTCTGTCTCTGTTGGGTTGGAATCGGCGTCGGTTGTGCTGACTCTCCCCGACGTTGAGGCACTCAAGGCGTTGGTTGCCGCGCTCGACGCGGCTTCTCTCTCGTCTGTCGCCCCCGATGTGGGTGCGATTCCGGGGCCTCTCAGCCCCGAGCTGGACGCCGCTTCCGCCGTTATCGGGGCGTCTTCGGTCGATGTTGCGCTTGATTTGCGCTCTGTGGGCTTCGATGTAGCCGATTTGGTCACTCAACTCCCTGGAATCTCGGCTGAGAACGTTCTGTATCTGTTCCTTCGAGTCAGCGAGGCCGGAAATAGCGGCTTCGCCCTCGATGGAACGGGTGAAACGAGCTTTTCGCTCGGTAATTCCGGTGAAAACGGCTTCGAGCTGGACTCTGGCAACGAAAACACTCTCTGATCTCTATGGCTGACTTCAAAATCACTCAAAACGACACGTATCCCGCAATTTCGGGGACGTGCAAGGATGATGGCAGTAATCCCGTCGATATTACGGGTGCGACCGTCCGATTCCACCTCAAGGCCCCCGGATCGGAGACCGCGAAGGTCGATGAGCCGGCTTCTATTCTCGATGCGGCGGCTGGATCGGTCGCGTATCAATGGGTTGCCGGTGATACGGACACTCCGGGGACGTATTTCGCGGAGTTTGAGGTGACGCATAGTGATGGGAACCCCGAGACCTTCCCGAGCGACCCGCTTGTGGTCTATATCCGCGAGGAGTTGGCCTGATGGCGTTCGGTGAGGTGACGGGGGCGACGGCCCAGGAGGTCGCGGAGCTGAAATTTCAGTACGAGCGGTCGCCTCACTACGAAAAGACGAGCGAACCCTTTGAGTCTGCGTACTGTTTGACCCGGATCGGCAAACAGCCCGAGGACTACGACGGCCCGACGCGCTGGTGTCAGAACCGGGCAGCGGTCGTCGACGGCGAGCGAGGTCACTCCTGCCGATTTCACGGCGGGAAACGGAACCCGGACACGGACAATCTCGATCCGCAAGCAAATCTGAAGCACTCGATGTACGCATTACCTGAAACTATCTACGCAACTCTCACCGAGGAGGAGCGCGAGCTCTACGAGTGGGTCTTTACGTGGCCGGAAGTCTACGAGATCGACCTCTCGGCTGACCCCGCCGCCGAACACGACTTCGAGACTCTGGCGCTCGAAATTGTCCGGCAGGCTCGCTCCTCGGACTACATCTTGGCGAATACGGAAGTTCGTCAGGAGGGTGTCTATACGGCACAGGGTGAGCTTCTGGAGCGAAAGGATGTTCCGAACTCTCTCATTGACGCTCACCAGCGCCAGATTCGCCTGATTAACACGATCAAGGACGCTCTCGGCATTACGCGGAAGGCGCAGGCGGCAAACGACACGCAGGAATCGGCTAACGATCTAATGGATTCACTCTCGACTGTTCTCTCGCGGTTCACCTCTGGTGGAGAGTACGATCCAGACCAATTCGAGTAAAAGCGCCCGTGATGGGGCGTTGACTCGGTTACGAAAGGGGGAAGGAACGACGAGTGACCAAACCCGTCGACCTATTCCCTGAACCCTAAGACGAAACCCGCGACCAACGGGATCGCCTACCCCGAGATATGCAGACTCGGCATATAACCATTTCGAGAAATTCTATGTTCCAGCCTTACACCAGCGCCTACGCGCTCGGTACGTCACAGCTCGTTGCCTACCCCGGCGACCGAGCAATCATCGACTTTGCTGACTTCGACGCTCTTACAGCGCGGTTTGGCTGGTCGTATCCGCTTATCTTCAAGATTAGCAATCGCTACGTCTGTGTCTATCCGGAAGATGGCGTCCCGTCGGGAGTCCTCGCCCTTCCCCACAGCGTTATTGACGAGCTGGAGATCGGCGTCGACGTTGATTTCCTCGTCTACCTCGCGTACCCCCACACCGTTCAGCGAATCATTGAGTGGGGCCTTGCGTGCCCGAATCACCCGGAGCGTGAGACCTGATGGTTATGAAGCGCGAAGGGCGGGATTCGTGGACGATTGCTTCCCGAGCTGGCCCTGGTGAGGGCGTCGACGCTCCCGAGGAGGAAGGCGAGAAACAGCACTCCCTTCGAGGCGTTCTCCAGGCGGTCACGATCTACTGGAAAGGCAACGGGTACAACCGGGGCGAGACGTGGATTCGGTTTGACCCGGACGCACTCGTGGAGGTAGAGGAGTGACGGAGGCGGCCAACGCCGAGCTCATTGAGCAGTTCGCTGAGGCCGTCGGGACTACCCCCGAGGATGTGTCTGAGCGGTGGGACGGTCGCCCGGATCGGATCATTGAAGATTTGTTTCGGATGCCAGATAAGCGCGGTGAGCTCCACCCGCTCCGACTGTTCAAGCCGTATCAGCAACAGTTCGTTCACGCTTATTTCTTCGGTGACGCCTCGACGCTGACGTTTCTGAAGGGTCGGCGGATTGGTGGCTCATTTGTGGCAATGGCGTGTTTCCTCCTCGACGGTCTCACGCGACCGGGCGCAATGTACCCGATTGTCTCGAAGAAGGAGAAACAGGCGTTCTCGCGGATCAACGACGTTCGGGTGCTGGCTGAGAACGCGGTTATTGACATACCGTTCGCTAAGAAGCCCACGCAGTCCGAGGTTGTCCTTTGGAACGGGACGAAGTTCGTGGCGTACACGGGTTCTCCCGATTCGTCTCGTGGTGACGGCGCTCAGTCCATCCTGTTCGACGAGATGGCGTTTATGGACGATCAGCAGGCGATGGACGACGCCTTCCGCCCGATGCTCTCGCTGTCAGACGGGAAGATGGTGCAGGTCTCGACGATCTTCGCTACCAACGACCTGTTTATGGAGAGCGTGAACGGTGGCTCTCGGACGGGCTTTACCGACGACGGAAAGAAGCTCGGGACGATCTCGCTGTATCAGCCGACGTTCTACAACGCTGACGAAATTGACCCCGAGGCTTCGCTGTACGACCAGCACCTCGAACCCGCTCGGCCCGATCTCAATATCGACCAGATTGAGGCGAAGCGGTCGGCTGACCCGGTGGGGTTCGCGCAGGAGTACCTGTGTCGCCCCGCTGTGGAGCAGTACCGCTTCTTCGACGCACAGAGCGTCCAGCGAGCGGCTGAGCGTGGCGATGAACCGGGCGTAGAGTTCGGGGAGCACGCTTGCTCAGTGTTTGGCGGAGATATGATGATGGCGGTCGACGTGGGCATTGAACACGACGATACCGCGGTCGCTGTCTACGAACACACCGAGAATCATCGTTATCTGAGATACACGGAGCTGGTTACGGAGGAAGTGTTGGCTCGGGCCGGCATCCTCGATCCCGACCGCGGTAACGCGAATCACGTCGCTACCCGGCTCGGCCAGCTCTACAACCAAATGGGGGTCTCGTATCTCATTATCGACTCGACGGGCGCAGGACAGACGTTCCCGCGCATTATCGAGGAGGAGATTGGCCGGGGCATCATCCCGTTCAACTTCTCGAATACGAAGGCTGTAAAGCAGATGTTCGGTGAGATGAACGCGGCTCTGCGGAACGACCGAGTGACGCTCACCAGCGATAAGACGCTGATTGACCAGCTCCTCGCAATTACACGGATACAGCCGAAAGAGTGGTCGACGCCCCGATTCACGGGCAAAGACTTCTCGCCGGACGGTAAGGACGACTTGGCAATCGCGGCGGTGATGGGTGCGTTCCCACCCGGCTTTGAGCACGCCCCCGCGACAGAAGTGGCAGAAAAGCCTCGATCTCCCGTGGAAGACACGGACGAGTCGCTGGCGGATCGGATTGAACGAACGCCGGCACCGACGAGCTCGCCGGCTTCCGCCGTGGATACGCCGAGGAATAACACAGCTCCAACTGGAGTGTTTGTCGCTGGCAGTATCAACCGCTCGTATGGGCGGCGATACGGGCGACACGACAAAGGACGTTACTAAATGAGTATTTCTGGTACTAATCCCAATTCTGACTCTGATGCGGTGTATCGCTCTCTGATGGCGAAGGCCGCTCGTGGCGACCTTCCATTTGCTGACTCTGGCGGCGGGCCGTCGTTTATGTTGGAGGCTCCGAAGGCGGTTCTTCGACAGTCACAGGGTGCTGGTGGCAAGCCGCGCCCGAAGGAGGCTCCGAAGGCCCGGATTGCGGAAATGCGGGCGATTCGGAAGACGGACCCGCACGTTGCCGAGCTGGTCAACACGCTCATCGACTATCTGGTGGGCTCTGGTGGAGTGATTACCCCGGCCAATATCCCGTACACGGATATGGAGCAGACCGCGGAGGATATTGCGGATTTCAAGCTCCTCATTGAGAACTCGGATTTCGAGTCCGTCACGTTGCCCGCGTGGGTTGACGAGGCGATCACTACGGGAACCGGGTTCCTCGAAACGGTTGTGGAGGACGGCCAGCGGTTCAAGCCGAAGATTCTCCCGACCGAGCGGATGAGTATTCTCACCGACGAGTACGGGAATACGACGGGGTACGAAATGGAGAATCCCGGTGGTGGGGAGCCAATTGAGTTTGCGCCCTACGATCTGGCGATTCTCCGGTTCGTGAAGTTCCCCGGCGAGGACTTCGGTCGGTCACTCATCGAGCCGATTGAGGAGCACGTTAATATGCTCCGAGATATGGAGATCGACTTGGCGCGGTTCGTCGCTACAAAGGCGTACCCGCCAGTTATCTGGAAGCTCGGGACGGACGAGCGCCCGTGGAATCAGCCACAGATTCAGACGTTCATTGATAGTCTGCGCGACATTGAGCCGGATTCAATGATCGGTGTGGGCCACGACGTTGAACACGACGTTGTGGGTGTCACGTCCACGTCGTCGAAGGCGGGGGCGATGAACCTCGATAGCACGTTTGCCCACTTGCTGAATCGTATTCACGTCGGGATGGGCGTGCCTGAGTTCCTAAATGACGGCGGAAGCGCCGGGCGCAATTCGGCTGTTGCGACGATGCCGAAGTTCGACCGTCGGATTCAGCGGTTCCGGTTGGCGATTCGGCAGGCGGTTCGCTACCAGATTTTCGTCTCGATTCTCGGGCACCCGTCTCCCGAAGATTACGCGGAAGTCCCGCCTGACTTCGAGTTTGGACAGCACAGCTCGGAGGAGGAGCGCCTGGAGACGGAAGAAGCCCTCAAGCTGTTCTCGATGGGCTTCCTAACTCGTGAGGCGTTCGCGGCCCGTGTCGGCATTGACCCCGAGACGGAGATGCCGTCGGACGCCGATCTTCAGGAGGTTATTGACCTTCTGACGACGATCTCGGGGACCGGCGACCGGATTCAAAACCCGGACGGTGGTCGCCCGACTGATACCGGGACTGGACAGCGGTCTGCTGGCCGTTCTGTTGCGACCCGGCAAAATCCTGAGCGCCCGACCGACGATGACAGTCGGCCACAGCGCGACATTGGACAAGAATGACTTATAAATGGAAGATTCTGAAAAGGAGCTTCTGTTAGAGGTTCACGCTTCTTCGGTTCGCACCGAGGAGAGCGTTCGGAACTTAGAACGACGAATCCACAATCTTCAGCGGATTTCTGAACACAGAAGCGAGCTCGTTGACCGACGGCTCGATACTCTGGAAAACGACGTTCAAGCGAATAAGACGCTTATTGGGGCGTTTATTGGCGTTGTCACCGCGGTTGGTGGTGCAACCGCCTCGTGGGTTCTCGGTCTCCTTCCACTCTAACTATGACTCTACAAATCGACGCTGAGCTTGCCTTTTCCGCGACGCCTTCCGCCCCAACTCAGGAGCTCTCTATGGAGGGCTTCAACGAGTATGGGGTTCGGAGGAATATCACGGAGGACGGCCAGCTCACGAGTATTGACGTGGTGTACCGGGCGATGGAGCCCGGCCTGCGGAAGAACTTTCGGATCACCCCTGAGTTTCTTCAGGGCGTTGTCGAGGACTTCAAGCAGGTCGGTGTGGTTCCCGCTCAGTTTGACCACAGCGCAAGCCAGCGAGCGAACGTCGGGACGGTGACGGATGCGTGGTATGCGGCGAACGCCCTGTACCTGCAACTGAATATCCCGAACACGGGTTCGTCTATTCGGACGGACACGATTGCCGACTTCACGTTTGAGCCGCCCGCGATTACGGACGGTTCGGTGGGGTTCGGCAACGACTACGAGATTGAGTTAGACGAGGCAACGGGCGAATACGTCCTCCTCGACGCTCAATTCCGTGAGTTTAGTCTGACCCCGTTCCCGGCGGGCTACGACAACGGTGGGCTCAGCGCCGCGTTCTGCGACGCCGCCCGCTCATACGGCCTCTTTGTCGATGACACCGAATCTACTGCCACGGTAGAGACGGAGGCCGACACCCCGGCGAGCGTTCACTTTTCGTATGCTCGGATTACCGAGCTCGATCTATCGCGCTCTGACGAGACTGACAACTAATTTCTATCTACTATGAAGGAAATCGAACTTTCCAAGCCCATCGACGAGATGGACGACGACGACCTCCGCACTACGTTTGCGAAGGTTCTGGAAGCGCACGAGGAGAACATTGCTGAGTTCGCTTCGCTGACGGAGGAGCTGGAGGCCGCCACGGCACGAGCCGAGGAAGCCGACGACACGCTCTCCGGGGCGAAGGCGTACTTTGCGGAGAAGGCATCGGGCTACACCCGTCTTTCGGGTGAGGTTCTGGCCGCTCGGTTCTCCCTCGATGAGCTCATTGAAATGGCGGGCGAGGCTGATTCTGCCGAGTTCGCTGAGGAGGAGGCTGAGGAAGCTTCCGCCGATGAAGACGAGGCTGAGTTCTCTGAGGAGTCCACGGAGGACGCCGAGGAGGAGGACACGCCTCTATTCGCTGAGAAGCCGCAGAAGTCCCCGGCGTTCACCGCTGATGAACAGGACGCCGTTCGTGCGGCGGCGAAGGCCCGCCTGAGCGGTTTGGCCGGCCTCTCGTTCGACAACTGAATTTTCAACTTTCTGATTTACTATGGTTAAGGCCCGTATCGCTACTTCCGCAGAACAGCCTATCAACAGCCACGCCGCGCTTGCCGGCGAGACCTTCAGCGAGGGCGACCTCGTGGGGATCAACTCGTCGGGTAAGCTCGTGAAGGCCGACGCCGACAGCGCTTCCACCGTGATGGCGCTCGGTGTCGCCCTGGCCCCCGTGACTCAGCTTTCGGACTACACCGAGGACGCCGTGAAGCTGGTCGTTGAGGCCAACCGCGCTCTCGTGGACCGCGACCGCATTACCGCCGTGAAGTATGGCGTCGAAGTCGAAAACGGCGACGACGACTGGGATTTCACGCCGGGTGAGCCGGTCTACCTCGCTCCTGGTGGCGGCTACACGCAGGCCGCGCCCTCGACGACTGGCGATCTTATTCAGGTCGTCGGATCGGCGCTGACGCCGGAGCGCATTAGCCTCCACGTCATCCCGAGCGCGACCACGGCCTGAGCTGTCTTAGGCACCCACTAATCGGGGCTGAGTCTCCCCCGCTTCCTGAGACTCATTTCTATCTCTATAATGGCATTTTACCGCGAGATTACGACGAAGGACGACGTACCGCTCAGCACCCTCCTGCTCGAAGCTGTCACCGAGCTGGAACTGTTCAACGAAGCCCCCCGAATCATCCGTGAGACGCTGACGCAGACTGTCAACGAGCAGACGTTCCGCGTCTACACGGGCGATATGACGTGGGAGGAGCTGGCTGAGGGCGAGCACGCTCGGACGGGCACGATGGACTCGACCGAGATGGCCTTCAGCGTGAAGACCTACGGGCGCTCGCTCGGCTACACGCAGGAGTTCATCGAGGACAACGAGGCTGACCTGATCCGCCGGCATTTCTCGAAGATGGTCGAGGGTGCGCTGGAGAAGGAGCACGAGGTCGTCTTCGACGTTATCCGCAACGGCTGGGCCAACGGCTCTAACCTCTGGTTCAACCCCGAGGACTTCGGGGACTACACCTTCGACAAGACCCACGACCACAGCTTCGCGGATACGCAGGAGCTTTTCGAGCGCAATGGTGCCACCGACACCAACGCGCACACCCCGTCTGAGCACCTGATGGAGCTCAAGGCTGAGCTCGAACACCACGGCAAAGTCGCTGACATTGCGGTGATCGGCTTCGACTTCGCCCGCGAGCTTCTGAAAGAGCTCTCCTGGGGCGCACAATACAACATCCCCACCTTCGAGTCCCTCCGAGAAATGGGCTACCCCGACTCTGGCATCGTTCTCGACGGGATGCGTGTCGTTCGCTCGGCGTACCTTCCCGGTATGGAAGCCCACGTCGTCGCGGCGGCGGAGCGCCCGATCTACTTCCACGAGCGCCGTGCGGTCCAGCTCACGCAGGGCCAGAACGGTGGGCCGATTGGCGACCCCGGACAGCTCATTGGGAGCTACGGCTCGGCTCGCTACGGTGCGGTCTGTGTCGATCCGCTGGCAGGCGCGAAGTGCGTCGCTGACAACCTCGCATAAATCTAAATGAGTCTGAGTACCGACGACCGTGAGCTTCTGAGTGGGGTTCGGGCCGGGCTCGGACTCTCGTCTGAGGCGGCGGTTACTGACGACGATCTCGAACGGGAGTTGACTGAGGCAAAGCGGCTCCTGTCTCGGGAGCTGTATTCTCGGCTGGCCGCGGGTGAAACTCTGTCCTTCACCGGGGCGGAACGCTCCGCCCTCGAAGCTCTCGTCACTCTCCGCGCCGCGAGGCTGAAGGGAGCGGGGGTGGCCGCTTCCGCCGAAATCCCGCGAGTAGTTTCCATCGGGAAGGCTACTCGGACGGACTTCGGCAATGCAGACCTGAATTTCAAGCGCGATGCTCTGCGGCTGGCGCTATCGAGGATTACTAATGGCAACTGACGACTACACGATGGGCCAGGAGGTGACGAAACACCTCGGTATGACGGTCGCGGAAGATCGTCTCCGGGGGTTGGTTGCTCGGGCGAAGCGCGAAATGCTGGCCGAAACGAATCTGGATACCATCGACTTCTACGGGAACGCCCACGCTGAATCGGCGCTGTTCTGGCTGACCTGTATCTACGTCGTCGGGGAACAGTCCTCGGGGGGCTCCGGCTTTGCGATTGGTGAGCTGGAAGTAGACGCCGGTTCGTCTGACCGTGATCCGCTCGTGGTCTGGCGTCGGCGGTATAACGACCGCCTGAGTGGACTCAGCGGCTCCGGTGGCTATGCGCTTGGAACCTCGAACCGGACTGACCGAGAGTACGACTTCAGCGACAACTCTACCTACTAATGGCTACGTTCGACACCTTCAGATCGGAGGCTTCCGCCAAGATACAGGCGGCTGGATATGCGTCTGAAATCCGGCGGAAGTCGGGTGAGACGACGGGGCGCTACGGCTCTCGGCCCGCGTTTTCAACGGTTGGCACGGAGTCGGTTATTGTTGTGCGGCGGTCTCGCCGGGCGACTATTGACCGGACCCGGATGGGCGATGTTCGCACGGACGAGCCCCTGATGGTGTTCACGCGAGACGCGGATATTCAGGAGGACGACCGGGTGGTGTACGGCCTTGATGGGCTGACCTATCGAGTGCTGGCAACGTCGATCTATCCGACTCACGTTGAGGCTCGCGTTCAAGTGAGCCACGAGGAACCGTAGATGGGCGATTTTGATATTCACATTGAGTTTTCCGCCAACGACGTGGCTTCTGATATTACGGAGGCTATTGAGGCGGGGATCGAGGACTCCCAAAAATCGCTCGCAAAGACACTTCCGAGAGTCGCGCAGGCAAAGCTCCGATCTCGGGAAGCGATGTTCCGGAGAGAGGTTCTTCACGGGTTCAAAACGAAGAAAACGAACGGCGGAGGCGTCTACGAGCTTCGGGTGTTCAACGTCTCTGACCACGCTTCTTACGTCGAACACGGCGTCCGAGGGGTGTGGGCGGGGACGAGCACCGAGCACGAATACTCTACGAAGCGCCCGCCCGTCGAGGAGCTACTACCGTGGGTTGAGCAGAAGCTCTCTGGTTGGACGCTTGTTACGTCGCCGGAGACGGGTCGGAGCCGACTGGTGCCGGCCTGATGCCCTCGATTGACGACTACGACGAGGACACGGTAGCGAAGGCGTACCACGTTGCTGAGCAAATCTACCGATACGGTCTGAGGCCGGTCGGCTATATGGATTCAGCGCACGGGTACGCGGAGCGGAACGCGGCCCGCATTGTCGCGCAGAAAATTGAACAGAGGCTCAAAGACCGATGAACGAATCTGACGTACTCGTACTTCTTCTCGACGAGCTCCGGTCTCTCACGTCGGCCCCGGTCTTTCTGGAAGGGTCCGGCGAGGAGCGGGCGGAATCTCCGTCTGTCGCCATTGAGGATTACTTCACAACGCCGCTTCCGCACCGAAACGGGGCGCGGAAGTACGTGGGGCCGGTGGTTGACGATCAGACCGGCGAGGAAATTGGAAAGGAGTACCACTTCTATTTCGAGTTTTCTGCCGATGTAATTGTCCGAGAAGACACCGAAGAAGCACGAGACGATCTTCTCAACGCGATCCTCCAGCACTTCGGCCCCTACGCTGACGATCCCCGCGATCTCGACGCTGATCTCTGCGAGCTGGAAATCGGATCGGCGTCGGCGCGGAGCGTTATCTTCCGTGAACCGGACTGGTTCGAGGGTGGGCGTGACCTTCGTCTCGTCTATCTGACCCGCGTCACGACGGGCGGTGATACGCTTGAAGAAATCGAGCGCGTCGTCGATCCCGACTTCACCGTATCCCGCGATCTCTGAGCTCTGAGCGGCTGAGCGACGCGGTTTTTATCTTACTATGGCAATCACTATTGGAAACACTACCCTTCCGGGCGTCTCCGTCCGGCAGGAGTCGAACAGCTCGGTCGGCATCAACACCACGGCCCCCGCGGATGTAGGGATCGTCGGTGAGGCTGACCTTACGAACGGCACGGCAAGCGCAAACACGCTCTATACCGTCACCACCGCACCGCAGGCGACCCGCCTGTTTGGTGACTCTCCCCTCGGGCGAAACGTCGTGGGGGCACTCCAGAACGGAGCCTACCCGATCTACGCGGTCGCGTGTGCCACCGTCGACGTTACCGACGAGGACATTTCCGGTCTCGGCACGACGAGTGGCACCTTCTCGAACGGCCCTCTCCCCGAAGATGCAAGCTCGATCAGCTTCACTGTCGACAGCACTTCGCTCTCGGTGGTTCTGACCCTCGACGACCCCTCGACTAAGACGCCGGCCTCTGGCGAGGTCTACGTCAACGTTCACAGCGCGGAGTTCGAGCTCGACGCCGCCCCGAGTACGTCGGGGACCGTGGACTACTCCTACCTCGACTACACGACCGCGCTCGGTACGATCCAGAGCGAAGCCGGCAACGTGATCGACTGGCTCGGGATTCTGAACGAGAACAGCGACGCTCGAAATACGCTTCAGGCGACTGTTAGCTCACTCAACTCGTCGTTCAAGCCCACTATTGGCGTGGTCGGCGCAGGCACGTACATCACGGACACGTCGGCGTACACGAACCCGTTTGACGACAGTCATATGCAGGTTCTCTACTGCCCGCGTGACCCGGACGGCGAATCCCTGATCGGAGCATACCTCGGCGTTCGCGGTCGGATTGGCATTGACCAGTCGGGTATGCGAAAGCGCCTGTCTGGTGTCGAGGGACTACTGCGGAACCCGACGGACACGGAGAAGGCCGATCTCGACGCGGCGAAGGTCGTCGTCATTGAGGCTGGTCCCCGCGGCCCGCGGATGATGAACGACCCGACGTGTGTCGACGACTCGAACACCGACGAGCTGGCCTACAACCACGGCCTCGCTCGCCTTCTTGGGGACTACATCACCCTCATTGTGGAGGAAATTTCCGACCCA